TCAGGCCTCCTGAATATCGTGATACTCTTCGCACGCCTGCAGCGTGTTCTGAATAAGGGTGGCTACGGTCATCGGGCCGACGCCGCCGGGAACCGGGGTGATGTACGACGCGCGCGTGGCGGCATCTTCATAGACCACATCGCCAACCACTTTGCCGTTTTCCAGGCGGTTAATCCCAACATCGATCACGATCGCGCCTTCTTTAATCCATTCGCCCGGAATAAAGCCCGGTTTACCGACAGCCACGATCAGCAGGTCGGCGTTTTCGACGTGATGACGCAGGTTTTTGGTAAAACGGTGAGTGACGGTGGTGGTGCAGCCAGCCAGCAGCAGCTCCATGCTCATCGGGCGCCCAACGATGTTAGAAGCGCCAATGACTACCGCGTTCAGGCCGTAGGTATCGATATTGTAACGCTCAAGCAGCGTGACAATCCCGCGCGGGGTGCACGGACGCAGGCGCGGTGCGCGCTGGCACAGACGACCCACGTTATACGGGTGGAAGCCGTCAACGTCTTTGTCCGGCGAAATGCGCTCGAGGACTTTGACATTATCAATGCCGGCGGGCAGCGGCAGCTGAACCAGGATGCCATCAATAGCCTCATCGGCATTCAGCGTGTCGATAAGTTCCAGCAGCTCCGCTTCGCTGGTGGTTTCCGGGAGATCGTACGAGCGGGAGACGAAGCCTACCTCTTCACACGCTTTGCGCTTGCTGCCGACATAAATCTGCGATGCCGGGTTGCTGCCGACCAGCACGACGGCTAACCCTGGAGCACGAAATCCGGCCGCAACGCGGGCCTTCACTTTTTCCGCAACCTCAGAGCGTACCTGCTGCGCAATCGTTTTACCGTCAATAATTTTTGCTGCCATCAGAGAGAGGATTCCATCTGTATCTTTACGAAAGGGGGATGGCGATATTTTGTCAGAAGCCAGCCCCGCTGTCAGTCTTCGTTTAAGATTTTATCTTGCTTTGACGCTGCGGTGGCCTAAAAATGGGCCTGACCGCGCCGCGAATAGCGCAAAAAGGAGCTCGAGAGCCGAAGAAAAGTTAATGTGCAGAAACATAAGGTTGGATAAACTTTATACTGCTTTTGCGGCATAAGCCGCCAGCCTGCACGGGCAAGCGCAGTTTCGCGGCAAAATACATTGACTCAACAGGCGTGGACCGTATAATTCCGGCGATTGCACATCATGAAGCTCGCTTCTCAATGCGCCCTTAGCTCAGCTGGATAGAGCAACGGCCTTCTAAGCCGTAGGTCACAGGTTCGAACCCTGTAGGGCGTACCATTAAGAAACAGTGACTTACGCAAGTTTTAGCCCAGCCTGATTTCTTCCTTGTGTCGTATTTGTGTCGCTAGCGCCAAAAATGGCGTCAATTTTCCGTGCGTGTTCGGTCAAATGGTTCGGCGCCAGGTGAGCATAACGGCGTACCATCTCGATGCTCTCCCACCCTCCCATTTCCTGCAAAACAGAAAGCGGGACACCGGACTGGATTAACCAGCTCGCCCAGGTGTGCCGAAGGTCGTGAAAACGGAAATCCTCTATCCCCGCTTTTTTCAGTCCGGCGCGCCAGGCGTTATTGTCATCCACCCGCATTTTTCTCACCGCGGGCGTCAGCGTTCCATCCGGGCGATGCTTTGCCGTGGTGTGAACGAACACCCACCGGGAGTGCTTCCCTATCTGATCCCTTAATACCCTGCATGCGGTATCATTCAGAGCTACGCCAATCGCCTTGCCCGCTTTTGCGTTCTCCGGATTTACCCATGCAACCTTTCTCTGCATATCGACCTGCTGCCACTCAAGCCCGATGATGTTTGAGCGGCGCAGGCCGGTTGCCAGTGCAAATATCACCACTGGTTTAATGCTCTCCGGCATGCACTCGATCAACCGTTCAGCTTCTTCTCTGGTCAGCCACCGTATTCGCTTACTGATTGGCTTGCGGGTTTTGATAACTGGCGCCGTTTTTATCCAGCCCCAGTCATTCGCCGCGGCCCTGAGAAGGGACCTAATGAAGGAAAGGTGCTGCGCCTTCGTCGCCTGAGAAACCTGCCGTGGCTTGTACTCCGGAACCGGCCTTCCCTTCCTCAACGCGGCATCGCGTTTACTCTCCCACACCTGCAGGTGCTTACGGTTAATCATCCCGTTAACGGCTTCGTGAATTTCCTCCACCGTTATTTTTGATACATCACGGCCGGAAAAATGCTGCAGCCAAAACTCAATTTTGGTTTTGTCATCATCCAGCGACCGCTTGTGATCTTTCTCCCGCAGCCACCGGATACAGCACTCTTCGAAGGTTCTGACAGGCAGGTCGCCGATCTGGTCAACCCGCCATGCTTCAGCCTTTAGCTTATCGTGGAGCTCCTGCGCCTGCTTTTTGTCCCCCGTACCAAGAGATCGCCTAACTCTTTTCCCTGACGGCGTAAAGAAATGACAGTGCCACATGCCGCCTCTGAGGGTGATGGACATAAAATATCTCCTTTATGCTCACCCGCGTTCGCTCGTTTAGTTTCCTGCGGGGATGACAAATACGCAATACATGCTGCTTCGGTCGTTCTGTACTTGTTGCCGACCTTGCGGCCGGCGAGTTCTCCTGACTCAATCAGGCGGTAGATTACCCGCGCCGACACGATGAGTAAGTCGGCGGCCTGCTGAGCTGTTATCGGTTTCTCTGACGCCATATTACCTCCGATGCTTACCGCGCAATTCCTCTTCTTCCTGGCAATCAGCGCAGCGCTGACAGCCCGGCACCGCTTCCCGCCGTTTTGGTTTGATCTCTTCCCCGCAATCACAGCAGTGAGTAGCCGAGACTGCCTCATGGTTGATCCGCATGTTCTGGATGGTCATTTCCAGCCGGCGCTCTGCCAGCTCGTTGGCCTGATCGATGATTTCTGCGCTCATGCTCATTCCTCACTTTTAAGTTCATCAGGCAACTCAACTTCATTACCCAACTGCGCGAATACGACTGCTCGACATACAGCAGCGCGGGGATTGTCTGCAAGGAGTCCACGTCGCTTACCTGGAGACGCTAACTCGCTCACGCCAACCCAGTGGTAGACTTTTCCTGTGGCGGGATCTGCCGACTGGTAACAACTGATCGAAAAGCTCTCCATTAACTCTCCGCACTGGCTCCAGTCGGTAGATGGTGAAAATACATAGCGGCTATGGCGTTTGCTTTTCTCACCACATAGCTGATGCATTCCATTTAAATAGACCTGAGCATCTTGCGGCCTGGTAACTTCTCCACCTATCGCGATAGCTACTGCAACATCAAGGTGTAGTCCAGTAAGGCTTTCTGTCTTCACTTTCATGCTGCACCGCCTTCTTGCTCTGATGGCTGACTGAAAACCGCGCGCGATGGCGACCAGTCGCAATATTTATCGATTTCGGTATGGCCAAAAATAGCTTTGCAGCGACGAATATGCGCACAATCCCCGCAGGTCTTGCCCGCTGGCAACTGCATTTTGTCGGGGTCTTCTGGGTTGTAATTCAGCGCTTTCATTCTGCACCTGCCTTGTCTTTGAGGTCAGCGCGCAGATGGATTTCCTTGCCGTTTGCCGCAGGGAAAATAAGCACGTCATCGCGGGCAATCATCAGATGAGCTACAGCAAACAGGGCGTCATCCGTAACATCGAACTTTTCCCCGGTGAATTCGCGCACGCCTGGGGCTAATTTGCTCGGCTTAGAGCGCCCAGCAAAGATACGGTTAGTTAAGCCTGACAGGCCGACAGTAATAGGGTTGCTCATGATTCCACTCCATAGCGGCCGCTAAGCCGACCGATAACACTGACAAATTTCACCAGACTGACGCCCATAGGCCGGACCTTCTCGTAGTGCTTGCGAAGGATGGGGGGGCATACAGCGTTCCACTTCGGTTTAGGCTTTACGCTCATCGCTTTGGTTAGCTCTTCTGCGCAGCGACGAGCCTGGGCGCGGAGGATGTTTTCTTTTTCTTCTGGCGTCATGCTGCCTCCCGTTTCCCGTTTAGGTGGGGTGCATTCGAAAGGAAAACCGCCTTTGCAAATCCAAGAGGAGTTGCACTACGAATGTTGGCGCGCTCGTCGCTGGGCGGGCATTCGTGAATTCGGTTGTCCGGATACCAGTCAGTCACCAATCCGGCAAGGGACGTTCCGGATATGGCCTCGATCGCCTTTTTCTTCGGCACCATGCGGCCGCAGGCCATCTTCACGGCGTCGATAGCCGCTTCAACCATCGGGTGCATATTCTCTGCCGGCGCCTTGAAGCCGTTACCCGTCCAGAGGCAGGTCTGCTTCGTGTAGTTGTCATCCTTACACAGCCCAGTGAACTGGTACGGATGGAACGTGTAATCGGCCGAGCCGAAGATGCTACTGAACACGCTCACCGGGTTTTCGAATGCCCACGGGCAGCCGGCCGCCAAGCCAACCATCCGGCATTGCTCAGCGACCAGCGCGGCCTTGCCCTGGAAATGCGGGTCTTTGGCGCGCTTGGACTCGAACCAACGGGACCCGGAAACAGCCACGTCCGTGCATGGTGGGAAGCCGATGACGATGACGACGTTCTCAGAGCGGATGATCTGAGATAGCCGCGGCATCGCCTCAAGGATGGTTGCCGATATGCGCTCAACAGGACCGTCGATCGAAGTTTCAGGGTGCTGCGGGTCCACCAGGTCGGCGCGATAACCTGCTTCGACCCATGGCTCAGCCATGACGCCAGTGATATCGCACAGGCAGATAATGGTTCCCTTGCTCATGCTGCCTCCGTCTTCACAACGTCAATGGCGCAGCCTGGGATCAGCTCAACGGAAGCGGCGGCGCACTGGTTGCCCCAGTGGCTCCAGCCTGGCGCTGCGCTGCGGCTGAATAACTCAATCCGCGGTACGTCGCCGTAGAGCAACTCCAGGCGGTGCCGAACTTCCCACGGTTTCTCGCTGTGCGCGCCGAGTGGGCTGTAAACCACCTGCTTAATGCCAGCGTGCTTGCGCTCCAGCCCGGCGCCGCGGGTGGCGATCAGTACGTCTTCGGTGTTGGCGCGGGTATGGTTGCCACCGTTCATGCGCGTCTCGGAATTCAGCAGGTCGAGGAAGTCGTAAAAGTCGGTCACATCGCCCTCGGCCAGAGCCTTGGTAATGCGCAGCTCGGCCAACTGATTCAACTTCACCCAGGTGAAGCCCTTCATCGTGCGCACCGTAAATCCCCAGGCCTCGGCCAGCTCGATCGCCTCCTGGTTGTGGGTGCCGGTGTACCACATCGCCAGAACAGCGTTATCCGCGGCGAGCTCCCACACCGGGAGCCGCTTCATATCGAGCAAGCTCATGGTGGGGTAGTGGTCGACGGCGGCACCGTTGCTGATCGTGTTACCGTAAGACCAGGCCGGGTCAGCATAGATAAGTGAGTAGCGGTTCATAGGACTGACTCCATTTCGTCGATGTAGATGCCCTGGGCAATGAGGCGGCTACGGCGTGCTGCACGTTCAATGCACTCCTGTCGTCTACCTTCCTGTGATTGCTCTATGGCGCGCCGGGTGAACAGCCGCGATTTGCCCTGCGGTGTCACTACCTTCGGTTTCGTCACGAGGCTAAATGTCCGGTCGCAGATTCCGTCCTCATTGAGCCATTTCTCCGATTCAACTATCTGCGCTATATGCCCGGAGCCGCGGGTAATGCCATTGGCCACCCGGTTAAACTCGATGAGAGTTACGCCGAATTTCTCAGCGATTTCGCTGCCGGTTACTGGACGGCCGCGCGTCTGAATCATCCAGATAACGCGCTCACGAAGGCCGGAGAATTGCCCGGTTCGCCCGGGCCGACGGTAGAAGGGTGTGCGTTTCATTTCCACTGCTCCCCGAACGTGAATCCGATCTCCGCCAGCGCCTCATCCATCTTCTCGATGAACTCCGGCACCATTTCGTTGAAGTCGGACATGTATTTGTCGTCGCGCTCAACAACCACGTGGTGGATGCCCTCTCGCTTCATACGAGGGTCATAATTCGCGAAGTACCAGGCATTCTTGCCGGTCACCCACATGCTGAATTGCACCTGGGCCATGTAGGCGGATTTGATAGCCTCGAAGCCGCCAAGCCGGAATTTCATGAAGTCGCGAGAGGTGAAAGGGCATTTCAGCTCAAGGCCGCGATCATCACTGCACAGGCCGTCAGGAGAGCAGGCAGTGCGCATACCTTCGTCACGGAAAAGGATCGGCGACTCAGTGACCTGCACGTCAGTGGTGAACTCAAAGAGGGTGCGAGCGTCGTCCTCGTACTGTTTCCCCCAGGCCAGCGCCTTGGCGTTAACTTCCGGCGCTGAGCCGGTGCAAACTTCTGCGAGTAAAGTGTGGAAATAGGACATTTTCATGTCAGTCCACTTTGTGCCAGATCTCGGTTTTGAAATGACGTTGTGAACTTCTGAGGCGGTTATGACGCCGAGGCGCAAGCGGTGCCAGGCTTCATCGCCCTGTTCAACGCAGGTAACGTCAATGCCGGTGCGCGCAAGGATGATTTCAGGTGTCATGCGGCCGCCTTATTTTTCAGAAATCCGAGAGCCTTAACCGCCTCTTCTTGAGTCAGTTCTGATGATTCACGAATGTCACGGCGGAATATTTTTGAACACAGAGGCAGCAGGTCGTCATCCCATGTCTTATTCATCGCGATAAGAACGTCGTTAATCTCTTTGATGATTGCTGTTTCTGCCGGGGTAACATCGCGTTCTGGCTGGCGTTGTGCGGAAAAGTTAATACCTTCTTCGCTTTCGGTGTTCACGTGGTCTATAGCCGCGTCCAGGCGCTCACGGCGTGGCCAATATTTCGCAGCCTGTTTAACAACCGTCTTGAGGATCATCTGCTCTTCGTCTGTGACCCACGGGCATGATGTGCCTTTGTTCTTGTAGGCTTTCCATGCTTCTGAGCGGTCTCGAATCGCGTAGATATCAGCAATGCGCATCGTGTGAGTCAGGTAGTCGCCGTCGTCACTTTTGATAACGACGTATGCACCTACAATGTCTCCGCGCTGTTCTGCGGTGTCGAAATCGTTGTAAATATGAACCGGTGGCTTATCCAGTCCCTCACGGCGGAACTGATCGTTCTTACGGACAATTGCCGACTGGCACCACTTGATAGCCCCGGATTGCTGCGCAATGTGCATCAGGCCCATGTAGCTGATGTCGAGACAGATAGCCCCTTTGCGCGGCACCAGATAAGCCAGCTTCTGAGCCGGATTAAGGGACACGCCGATCCCGGCAACATTCATTACTGCGCTTCTGGTGCTAACCGGATTACCGATGGCGACTTTAGCCAGGTAGTCGTTATTGGCGAAAATCTGCATTGCGAACTCAGATTCACGCCTGAAATTGATAGAAGGTTCTGAGCAAACCTGCTCGAATTCAGCCTTTAGTGGATTTACCAGGCTAAAAACCTGTTCGATGAGTTGAGTAGCCATTATTGCTCCTCTTCAATGTTGAGTTGATGCCGGGCGATAACTTCAACCATGTAGCGAACGTGTGCCGCCATGTTTTCCTGAAAATCCACGTCATCGTCGAATGCGCGGCTTATCGCCTGTTTGCTGGCGCCGCGGCGTTGAAGTTCGTCAATGCACAGCGATTCCAGCAGACGGAGAGGGAGACCTTTCTCCATGTCATCAGCGAGCTCAGATTCTTTCTCTTCGCGCGCCAGCTGCTGGTAATGCTGATTCCAGGATTGCTCTTCAATCCGGTCCTGAAAGTGATAAGCCGCCATAAACACCTCAGTAGCTGATCCCGGTATGTGGGATATTTCCGTCTTTAATCGCAGTCAGGACTTCAATCGCCTGATCGCGGGATAAGCTGGTGTTGGCCAGCAAAGCCTTGACGATTTCAGTACCGACAGTTTTGCGGTGCTTAACGTCGGCTTCGCGGCGAGCCTGCTCATCGTCTTTGCGCTTCTCTTCGGCAAGTCGGGCCTGTTCACGCTGCTCTGCCTCTCGGCGGATGCGATCGGCTTCTTCCTGTGCTTTGCGCCGCTCCGCTTCCACGGCGGCCTGCTTTTCACGCTCAGCACGTTCAGCTGCTTCTCGCTGTTCACGTTCTGCGCGCTCTTTTGCCAAAATCGCCTCGCGCTCTCTGGCGGCCGCAGCGTCAATTTCACGCTGTGCCTTTTCAGCTGCTTCACGTTTGGCTTTCTCTTCCGCCTGGCGTTTAATCTCTTCTTCGCGGGCAATGCGCTGGCGTTCGGCTTCGGCTGCTTTATCTGCGCGTTCGCGGTCAATATCCTTATCCATCAGCAGGGCCATTTCGTGGTCCGCTTCGAACTTGGCCGCCAACTCCTGATCGAACTTGATGTTCATTTCCAGCGCTTCGGCGTGCAGCGCGTTCATGGCTTCTTCGGCCTTAATGCGCTCCTGCTCGGCTTCCCATTCAGTCAGCGGCCGGCGCACTTCATCTTTCAGCGCATCGAGACGTTCGCGGACAACGCGACGGCTTTCGTCGATTTGCTTTGGCAGCGCCTTTAACTCAGCGACCAGGTCTTTACCTGCGTTGTCGATGTAGGTTTTAGAGCGCGCGACCTTGTGAGCCATGGATGCGATAGCGTCGCGGCCTTTTTTGGTAGTCACGTCCGGAACCAGGCTGCGAGCCTCTTTTTCGATTAGTTCGATAAGCGGGTCGAGCTGGTCGTTATTGGTGAAAACCGCCATCGCGTTCTTTTTCTCGATGACGACTAAATCCATTATTTCGCTCATGGTTTCCCCTGAAATTTGGTTGTGAAACGCCCGGCACCGTAATGGCTGCCTGATAGCTCAGTTAAATTCGTGCGCTGATATGCGCGGGTTAATGCGTCCCAGCTGGTACCAGGTTCGGTTCGATACTGCGTGAAGCGTATGGCCGGCGGATGTGGCGCAAATTGCCCTGAGGCTCATGCCAGTAGCTGCCGTCGCGATAGTCGAAGCTGACAAGCCAGGCGGCGCCGGTACGGCGATTGCGCATCATCACGGGGCGTCCGTTGTTAGGAATTGCTTTAGCCATTGAACACCCCCACAAAATGCATAATTTTGATAACCACCGCTGACCAGAGAGCCATCATCACAATCAGCACGATAACCAGTGAGCGCATGCCGTTTCTGCTCATGCTGTACCACCAGGTATCAGACAGAGCGCGCTTGCTACCAGAACGCATACGACGATGGCGAATGCGTGTGCCAGAAACTTAAACCACTCGGTTTTATCTTCTTCGCGGATCATCTCTTCACCTTTGCCTTAAAGCCGGCCAGCTGAGCGTTGTTACGATTACCCGGCGTTGCCGGTGTTGTTTGGATGGGTTAAATATACAAAACGTATTTTTGATGTGCAATACAAAACGTATACTAAATTTTTGGTTAATACGTAACGTAATGTTTTTATTGTTTATATATTTTTCTATTGCGCTGATTTGCGCAAAATCTGCGAGGCTGTGGCATGTCGAATGATGATGATTTTTGCGGAAATACACCCGCAGGTGGCACAGGTATTAGGGATAGCGGTTATGCGCCAGAATCAGTGTGCGCCGTCAAGAGAAGTGCTCAGGTTGCTGGATATACGGAGGCAGGGTAGAAAGATTTGTGCTATTAAGTTATTGATTTTATTCGTAAATGAGTGGCATAAAAAATTCCCCTCTTTTGTAAGAGGGGCTAATAAGGCGGGAAATATATTTATAGTTATAAGCCCCATCATAGCTTAAAGCTAAAAAAAGTAACATTGTGCGATGGCATAACTGGAGTCAAAATCATAAGTGATCGGCATGCTGATCTTTAAACCAGGCGAAGTTTGGTTTCTACGGCCACTCCAATGATTCTGCAGTTTCCATTGATGGGTACCATTGGCCATTGTGGGTTCAATCCCTTCAGGTACTTTTGGCCGCCATCAATTATCAACTTTTTGAATGTAGCCTCGTTTGATTCTGATAGCTTAGCGATAACAAGACTTCCGTTGATTGGCTCCCTGCCTGTATCGAAAAGAACATACGTACCCTCTGGTATGCTAAGTCCCGCAGGGGCAGTCATAGACTCTCCCTCTACCAATAACCAAAATGCTTCACCCTGGATATGCGCGTTAGATTCAAGCCAAACATCCACATCCTTTAACGAGTATGGCTCAACGGCTTCTCTCCATGATCCAGCCTGTACGCTGCTAAGAACCGGGTACTTTTTTCCGGCTTCATAAGGGCCTATGTACTCAACATCCCCCTTCAGATTTTCATCAACAATCATGCCGTTGGCCCCAACAGAAAAATGTTGCTTTCCAAGGAAGTGAAGAATGTTGGCTATATCTTCAAGGCTGGGCTCTCTCCTTGCATTCAGCCAATGGCTAACAGCACCTTTAGTTATCCCAAGGTGTTCGGCCAGTTCTTCCTGGTTAATGCCCTTTGTTTTCATAAGGGACTTGGCTAAGTCATACCATTTCATGCTCATACCCAAATGATACAAGTTGTATATCTTTCTTCGAGGCACAATTTGTATATTTACCTTGCGACCAAAGAATACAATATGTATATTAAGCTTATTAAGAGGAGACCCGACATGAACAATCTAAGCAAGATAAGACGTCGAGCAGGACTTACACAGCGCCAAATAGCGGTCGATCTCAACCTGACCACGGGCGCCATCTGCCATTACGAAAACGGGAAACGGAATCTCAGTATTGAGCAGTGCAGGAAGATCGTTGCAGTGCTGAATAAATACGGAGCTTCGGTCAGCGTTGATGACGTATTCCCGCCACCGAAAAGCAATGCCGCCTGACCGGCGGCCATTCTAAACAACACCAGAGGAAGTATCACAAATGGAGAGTTCAACAACACGCAACAAAGTGGAGGCCCGGAGAATTGAAAGCTGGTTGCACAGCCAGATAGCAGAACTGGGAACCACGAATATCGCCAAAGTGGCCGGGGTGAACAAATCGACGGTAAGTCGCTGGCGGGAAAGCCTGCTGCCGAACATGTCGTTGCTGCTGGCCATCCTGATTTCTAACCGAACGGGAGAGAAGGGGGACTTTGAGGCATGAGAGGTTACAGAAAAGGCGAAAGCCGCGCTGTTGGTAGCAGCTACGGCTTTCAGGACACTGTGTTACGCCAAGTAACGGGAGTAAGTATGGCAAATACTGCCGAAGTAATCAATTTCCCTGTGCCTGTCGTGGCACTACAGGAGCTGCGCGTGGCAGATCTCGACGATGGGTTTACGCGCATCGCCAATGAGCTCCTTGAGGCTGTCATGCATGCAGGTTTGTCGCAGCATCAGCTTTTAGTGCTCATGGCAATCATGCGCAAAACATACGGCTTCAATAAGAAATCTGACTGGGTCAGTAACGAGCAGATCTCGGTGCTGACCGGCATTCTTCCGCATAAGTGTTCAGCTGCAAAAAGCGCCCTGGTTAAGCGCGGGATATTAACCAAAACCGGGCGTGTTATCGGGATTAATAAAACGGTCGGAGAATGGTTATCTTTGCCTGAAAAAGGTACAGAAAAAAAACCATACCTGAAAAAGGTAAATTTACCCGAATCAGGCAAGAAAAGATTACCCGAATCAGGTAACGCTAATCACCAGAATCAGGTAAACACAAAAGACAAACATACAAAAGACAATAAAGACAATAGTAATAAACCCCCTAAATCCCCCCGGGCGGGTTCGTTCGATGCGGCCAGTGTTCCACTTCCTGACTGGCTATCCGCAGTCACCTGGTCTTCGTGGGTCGAATACCGCCGTGACCTGAAAAAGCCGATCAAGTCTCAGCAGACCGTGACGCAGGCTATCAATCTGCTCGACCGCTGCCGGCTGAACGGATACACGCCTGAAGAAATTATCAACCGGAGCATCGCCAATGGCTGGCAGGGTCTGTTCGAGCCTGACGGGCAGGCTAAGCGCAGTCGCGATGCCGGTCAGGAAGACCCCCACTGGAACAGCCCGGAAGCATGGAGGGATTTCCTGTGAAACATGAACTCTACCGCGCAATAAACAATCGGGATGGCGCAGCGATGGCAAGCATGGCCGGGGGCAACCCTGAGCATGGCCGGGTTGTGAATTCAGACGCTGAGCGCCTTGTTGACGCGCTGTTCATGCAACTGAAGCAGATTTTCCCGGCAGCGACGCAAACCAACCTCCGATCCGATGCTGACGAGCGAGTGGCTAAGCAGCAGTGGATAGCGGCATTTTCGGAAAACGGCATCCGCACCCGCGATCAGTTATCCGCCGGCGTACGCCATGCGAGAGCCAGTGAATCGCCGTTCTGGCCATCGCCGGGCCAGTTCATCAAGTGGTGCAAGGACAGCGGCACAGTCCTTGGTATCAAGCTGGCTGATGTGATGGGTGAATTTCAACGATACAACCGCGAGAAGGGGCTTCACACCGGAGGCGCGGAACGCTTCCCCTGGTCTCACCCGGTCATGTACTGGATTGTCACCGATACCCGGCGGGCAATGTACCAGCGCCAGCTCAGCGAGGCAGAAACAGAGAAATATGCCGCCAAGAAACTGGAAGACTGGGCGCTGAAAGTCGCCGCCGGAGAGCAAATACCCTCACCGGTGCTGGCGCTGGAGAACAACCAGGAAGTGATCCCCACAAATCACGCCAGCAGGCAGCGCGGTTATCACCCGGAAGGAAAAAGCTTCGGATGCATGCCAGGCGCAGCATCACTCGGCGCGCTAACCCCGGCTCAGTGGCTGCGGGACGAATACCTGATTGGTAAAGAAAAAGGGCTGATTCAATGAAACGTATATCCGGCACTCAAATCGTCATCAATTTTATCGGCAGCAATCCTGGTTGCACTTTTTCAGAGATTCGCACCGGAACAGGCTTGCACTCTTCTGTCGTCAACTCTGCCATTTGGGCCACGTTTAACGATGGCCGGGTTTTACGAGCAGGGGAGCGCAAAGGCTATCGCTACACCCTGGCAGATAAGACAGCCGTAACCGAAAGCACGTCGGCGGATTTTCAGTTTAGCAATCATCATTGCGGCGCCAACAAGTTGACCAACCTTTTTAACCAGTGCCTGGCGGGAGTAAGAAAATGATTTTTCTCAAATTAGCACAAAAAGTGGTGGTTCAGCACCAGGGTGCACACGGTTGGGACTCTGAAACAGTCTACGAGCCTGTGTTTGTAGCCGCAGACCACATTATCAGTATGTTTTTCGCCGGGCTGACAGTCCTGAAAATGACCTCGGGAGAGCGCATTGAAGTGAAAGAAACCCCGGAAGAAATCACCGCCATGATCGCTGCAGGAGCCGCCAAATGACTATCACACTACAGGCAGTAAACGAGCTCATTCAGTCGCTGGAGTCGGCGGGCGAGCTGTCGATCAAAGAGACAAAGGTTATGGCGCTGGCGAAAGCTTACCAGCAGCTGGCTGCGGAGAATGTGGCGCTGAAAGCAGGAGCTTCATATTTCTCATACGGCTCTGAGCACAATTTCGAGTGGCACAAAACGGCTGAGGAAGCTGTCGAGGCAGCTGAGGCTGCAATTGACGACTATCGTGGCGATGCTTGCGATGGATGGAGTGAAGAGGTCGATAGCATCTGCTGGGGCATCATCATGCAATCTTCAACGAAGGTTGGCGAACGCCCACGCAACGAAGATGACCGTTGTGATCCCGCAATCGATACGGTTTGCGATTATGCGCTGTTGCCTAATATCGAAACCCCCGCCACCGATAGCATCGTAGCCGAAGCCGAGGCCCGCGGAGTTGAGAAGGCTATTGCTCACCTTGAGAAAAAGTTCAGCAATATCGGCGTTCAGATTATGAATCTGCAATGGCTGGCTGATTCGCTGCGCGAGGGGGCCGACAAATGAGCACCGGAATAGAACTCATGCAGCACGCGCTGGGTATCAATGAGCGTAACAGGACGCCGTACCGCAATTACTTCCTCGCTGGTGACGGCCATACGGACAACGAGACGTGGAAAAAACTGGTTTCTGATGGCTTCGCTACCTCCCGGCCAGCGCCTGATTTTGTTGGCGGCGGGACGCTCCATCACGTCACAGATAAAGGCGAAGAATTAGCTATTGCTGCGCTGCCTGAACCGAAGAAAAAGACGCGATACGAGGAATATCTTGACGCTGATAGTTGCCAGTCATTCGGTGAATGGCTGTTGGGTTACCAGCTTCCTGAGGTCGAATATGACCGTCATGGAAAATGCAGAATGTTCCGGTGCCAATACGATGAATCTTATGGCTACCCGCGTCGTGATATTCAGGGCGAGTGGTGCCCGACAAAGAAAGCAGCCAAAGCCAGCTACAAAGAAGCGCTGCGCAAGTCTAAACAGGAGCGTGCAGCATGACAACTGATATCACCGAACTGGCGCAGAGTTTAAAACGGCGAGCAGCATCAGCAAATGAATTTGGCGAAGGCCTGTTCTTCATAAAAGCCGATGACGTTCTGGCGCTGGTAGAGGTGCTGGAGAAGGCGCAGCAGCGCATCGCCGAGCTGGAGTCCCGCACCGTGAAGTTGCCGAAAAAAAACATCGGCTGGGACCGAGACGAAGAAGATTGCTGGAACAATGCTATTGACGCCTGTACTGAGGCACTGGCCGCAGTTGGCATCAAGGTGGAGGCTGAGTGATGGCACTGACACACGATGAGCTTTGCCAGATAGCTTATCAATTCCTTAAGCGGAACGGCTTCAAAGTCTGCTTTCACGATCGCTTTGTTGCTGTAACCAGCACAGGTGAGCAGCCAGACGCGATGGGTTTCAGGAATTTCGCTTCCTGTCTGATAGAGGCTAAGTGCTCACGCGCCGACCTCCTCGCAGACAGGAAAAAACGTTTCCGACTACGCCCCGAGCTTGGCATGGGTGACTGGCGGTTCTTTATCAGCGAGCCGGGGATTATCTCTGTCGAAGACATTCCGCCAGGCTGGGGGTTACTGCATGTAGTCAATGGAAAGGTTCGAAAGGTTCACGGATGGCCACAGGGAAATTGTTGCTGGGGAAGCGCAGAAGATAAGCCATTCACCGGCAACAAGCAGGTCGAATGCGATTACATGCTTTCAGCCCTGCGCAGGATGGAGCTGAGAGGGCATCTAAACGAAATTTATGACGGCGTGATAGTGAACCGGGCAGCAGAAGGAGCCAACCAATGACCAAATCAACCATAACCAGAGAGCGTCTGGAAAAAATTAAATCATGGCGTGAAACCTATGGCGCCGGAAGCAACGTAATGCTGCCAGCTGAAGAGGCTGAGGAACTGGCTAGCATGGCGCTGGCCGCAATGGACAGCAGCGAGTCGGTTGAACTGCCGCTTGACTACCTGCAGGGACACAAAGACGGTCTGGAATGGGCCGCCCAACTGGCAGAGTCCAATCACCCTCAGACCGGAGACTGGCTTTACGATGATCCTATCGAGCTTGCAAAAGCTATTCGCAAAGGTCCAGATATGTCGCCAGTGCAGCCGGTGCCGGTAGTGCCGGATGATGTGCTGGACGCATTGCATAAGGTTGCTCGCATACGCCTCGACATGAATGACTTTGACGGCGATCGCCGCGGTATCGCTGATTGCCTGGGTGATGCCGAAGAAGCGTTAATCGAGGTGGTAAACCGCCGCGCCGCCATGCTGCAGAGTGCCGAAAATACCGAGTCGCGCTGCGGCATCCAGACCGCGCCAGCTCTGGATTCTTCACCAAAAACAGCCGAGTCGCGCGGCGGCAACTCTCCGGTAATTCTGGAAGGTTGGCAGGTCGAAGCGGAAAAACTGGCTGAAATGCACGGCATGAGTTTCGTTTTATTCAGACACGGAGAGGATCCCCAATGTGCAGACCCCACAAAAGTGGTGATTTCATTCACTGATAAAGGTCTGGGGCACGATACGCTGCCAGCCGCCCCGCAGGAGGCAAAGTGACTATAGCCATCGATCGACTTAAAGAAGTTACAAGGGACTTTGGCCGCAGGCATATCGCCTACCAGATGGCCAGAGAGTTGCTGGAGATATATCGAGGTAACGGCCCTGTGGTCTGGAATGTCATGGAAGACTTTCCTCCTGAAGTGAATGGTAAATATCTTGTCATTACCAGCTACGGGGATATCAGAACAGCTTGCTATGACTGTGAGTCAGGGGAATGGCGGGCGTCAGATGGCATTGTTACAGACATTATCAAGTGGATGGATTTGCCAGCATACCCGCAGGAGCCAAAACCATGACAGAGGGAATGCGACAGCACCGCGCTTTCGTGCTGACTTGTTTGCTGGCAAGAGCTAAGCGTAGAACGGCGCAGGAGGTGAAAGGTGAGTGACGTCAAAAGCAAAATCATGCAGGTGATGACAGAGGGTGCTGACCAGCAGAGGCAATGGGCTCAGGGTGAGTATCCCTTTCGCATGGCCACCTGGAATATCCGCTGCGCGATGGAGCGCAAATACCCCGGGGTAGAGTGGAAGAGCGCAGACCTCCGCAAAGAGCTTATCGAACTGGCGAAAGAGGGGCTGGTATCCAAATGCCCCCACGAGAGCAGAATTGGTCAGGCTGTCTGGCGCCTGGAGGTGAAAGGTGAATAAGGTCGAACTGCTTGAGAAGATATCGGCGCTCGCTACTGAATGCCACGCGCTGGCCTGTGAGCTTGATATTGGTGATGAGCGAACCGAAATGTTCGAAATCTACGGCGTGCTGCACAACCTCGGTCGCCGAGGCTACGCCAGTCAGGTGGGGAGGCGAATGAATCCACTGCTCGCATCCTGCGATGATGACGAGGATGAGTAAGATGACGATTGGGATGAGGATGAAGACTGATGCCTAAATCCCCCGCAGAACGCAAAGCCGCGCAGTTAACCCTGCGGTGATATATAATCCCCTTCATAACCTGAGGGGGATTTATGTTTAAAGAAAAAATGAACCTTAAAGATGGCTACACTCTTTTGGACGACGGCACAATCAGGAGAGGGCATTTAGCGAGCCGTATAGACCGAAGTTACATTATCCTGGACGAAAATCAGAACAAAATTGGTACAGCCACTGTGACTGTTATCGAGCAAACCAAGCCGCCATTTAAGGAGGACGTCCATATTGTGAGAAAGGACCTTGATGGAAATGTGGTTCTGGATGTGCGATATGTCGATGATTAATCATGAGTAAATTCAATATCGCATCAAAGTCGAAAGACGAGCAGGACAAGGTGAACGTCGACCTCGCAGCTTCCGGCGTCGCCTATAAAGAGCGCCTGAACATGCCGGTGATAGCGGAACAAGTCGCCAGAGAGCAGCCTGAGCACCTCCGAGAATATTTCATGGAGCGCGTCCGCTACTATCGCGAGCAGAGCATCCAGCTACCACGCGCATCCGATCCGCGTTACATCGAGATGGCCAGCCAGAACGAGAAAAAATAGCCTATGCTCGTTTTGCAATTTGAGATTTAGACCGTCATAATTCCCTTGTCAGCCTGAGCAACTGACACGATTATCCGGCGCCAAGTGGGGACACATGGCGCACAAAACCTTAAAGCAATACCTGTCACCGATGGCGAAAGTCACCGGCGATTTTCTGCATTCAGCGTTTGGCCTCTGCGGAGGTGAAGCGTGAAACAGCAATTCCACCTCGTCAACGACGCTATCAAACAGAACGCCATCAATTTCATTCGAGAATTGCCAGTGGATGCCAAGCGTCCCCTGATCCTCGATATCAAAGATATGACGCGCACTATCGAGCAAAACAAGAAAATGTGGCCGCTCCTGAAGGACCTGTCAGATCAGGTTATTTGGTTCGGTAATAAGTACGACTCAGACGACTGGAAGGATCTTATTACCGCCCTGGTAGCTAAGTCGAAAAAACAAGAGCTGCGCATGGCTCCTGGTCTTGATGGCGGCGTTGTGATGTTCGGTCAGCGTACCAGCAAAATGACAGTCCGAGAGATGGTGGAGGTCATCGAGGCGATCTACTGGTTCGGCACCCAACAGGGCGTCAAGTTCAGTGAAAAGTCCCGCATTGAAATCGAATGGGCCAAGCGCTGGGGAGAATCCCATGCATAGTCCCCTCGCCAAAGTAATGGAGCGCTCAATCTTTCGCATTCCTGCTCGCCGCAAGCGTAAAGTCGAAGTTAAACCGTCCGACATCCCTACGCTGAAAGACTATACCGCCCGCCTGGTCGATAAGAAGTGGCTTTGCCTGAGAGCAAGGAGGCCGCATGCTTAATCGTACTCAACGCCGGTGCAAAATCTGTCGGGCCAAATTCACCCCAGCATTCGAAAACCATCGTTGGTGCTGTCCTGAGCATGGCGCTGAATTTGCCATGCAGGAACTGGAGAAGAAGCGCGAAAAGCAGGCTCAAGCGAAAGCGAAGAAAGAGCGCGCGGCCTGGCGCAAGCGCAAAGCCGCGGTGAAACCTCTCCGACACTGGGAAGATATGACCCAGCGCGTCGTTAACGACTATATCCGCGAGCGAGACCACGATCTGCCGTGCATCAGCTGCGGCACGTTCGACACGGTTCAGTGGGAGGCCGGCCACTACCGTTCCCGCGGCAAGGCGTCACACCTCCGCTACAACGAAGACAACATTCATAAGCAATGCCACCACTGCAATACAGCGCTATCAGCTAATCAGCAGCAGTACCGCATATTTTTGATAGAGAAAATCGGCGCTGAGCGCGTCGAGGCAATCGAAAACAACAATACCCCTCACCGATACACCATCGAAGAACTGGAAGGCATCAGGCGCCACTACAGCGCGCTACGCCGTGCGCTCATAAAACAACGGGAGGCCGCATGAGCAAAATCCAATACCCAATGTCCACTGCCGCTGTTTTTGATGACGTGGTTTATCCCATCCACCTGAACGGGGCGCATCAGATAGAGAGCGAGGTTATGGGCGCGATCAGATGGTTCTGCCGGTGGAACAACGAGGAAATGGCCGTCGTTAAGGCGCATGTGCTGTTTAGCTGCTGGGGCCTTTACCTGACGTATGACCAACTTATGGCGGAGGCCGCATGAATCGTGACGTTATCGAACGCATCCGCGACCGCTGGCAAAAGCTCCGCCTCTTGCGTAGCCGCGGCACCGTACTGGTTGACTACCGCATACTGAGAAATTTCGTTCGCATCTATCAGACCCTGGGAGAGACAGCATGACAGCGCAATATTTAGAATTTGTTCGCCAGCAGCTGATAGTGGCCACCGCCGATCTGAGCGGGGCGACGAAAGGGCAACTGGTAGCTTTTGCGGAAAATGCGATGTTTGAGGCGACACCGCGCAGCAGCAAGCGGATGAAGGTAGTTGACCCGGCTACCGGTAGAATGATCAAGCCGAGTAATCCGCCGGTCCCCGGGAAGCAGTCGCGCGCCAAAGGTTCGGCAATAGCCCTGGTGCTGCCCGTGGAATACTCAACGGCATCCTGGCGCCGGGCGCTGCTGTCGCTAGATGAGCATCAGAAAGCCTGGCTGCTCTGGAACTACAGCGACAACATCCGCTGGGAACACCAGGAGACTATTACCCGGTGGGCATGGGAGCAATTCAGCGATAAGCTGGCTGGCGTGCGCATTGCAAAGAAAACGGTTGATCGCCTGCGGCTGCTTATCTGGCTGGCTGCACAAGATGCGAAAGCGGTGCTGGCAGGGCGCGACCAGTATCAGTACGGTGACCTTGCGGCGATGGTGGGGGTGACGCCTAAGAACTGGTCGGAAACCTTCACAGCTCGCTGGGAGGCGATGATAGGCATCTTTATTGGGCTGGATAGTGATGCACTTTTGCAGGTTACGCGATCACGTTCACAACAAAAGGCGACAAATTTAGATGTAAGTCTTGCAAAACTGGATTAAATGCGTCATATTTGAGTCACCTTTGATATGCTGCCTTAACTTCAAGTGGCGGCATGATGAATAAAAAAGCCCTGGCGGAAACGTCGGGGCTTTGTCGTTTCTGGGTCAGAAGCACAGCGGTTGTGCGTTCGGCTGTTAACCGAATGGTCGAAGGTTCGAATCCTTCCTGTCCCGCCAGATAATGGCCTGACCTGATGACGGGCTCATAATCCAATCCATCAGGGGCGCTGCTGCAACAGCGCCAAAGGCCGCCATATCCCCTGCCTTGGGACCCTTACGGCTACCGCGCCGTCATTTTTACCCTTGGTATTCCTTCCCGCCTTGAGCGGGTTTTTTATTATCAGGTCCCGCAGGAATCATCATCGACACGCTTCGTTGTTAAATCCAGCCTGACGGGCCTGACCCCTTTAAAACACAGCGCCATCCGTAACTAACGGGGGTGGAGTATGTACAGAATGGACAAACTCACAACGGGCATTGCCTACGGTTCTTCCGCAGGTAGCGCGGGGTTCTGGATACTGCAGCTACTCGACAAAGTATCCCCATCCCAGTGGGCTGCCATTGGCGTTCTTGGGAGTCTGGTATTTGGCTTCCTTACTTACCTGACAAATTTGTATTTCAAAATTAAAGAAGACCGGCGCAAAGCTGCCAGGGGGGAATAATGTCTCCAGCACTGCAAAAAACTGTTATTGCAGCGGTCACGGGCGGCGCTATTGCGATCGCTTCCGCTCTCATAACCGGGCCAACCGGTAATGATGGTCTGGAAGGGGTGAGGTATAAGCCGTATCAGGATGTTGTGGGTGTCTGGACAGTCTGCTATGGTCACACCGGCAAAGATATTGTGCTCGGAAAGACCTATACCGAGTCTGAATGCCGGTCACTGCTCAACAGGGACCTTACCACCGTCGCCCGCCAGATTGATCCGTACATCCTGAAGCCGATCCCGGTAACAATGCGCGGGGCGCTTTACTCATTCGCCTATAACGTCGGTGCCGGAAACTTTCAGACCTCCACGCTACTACGCAAAATAAACCAGGGCGACCAGAAAGGCGCATGTGATCAGTTGCGCCGCTGGACCTACGCCAAGGGCAAGCAGTGGAAAGGCCTGATAACCCGCCGCGAGATTGAGCGTGAAGTTTGTCTGTGGGGGCAGAAATGAGCCGATTAACTGCCATTATCATCGCCGTGGTTATCTGTCTGGTCGTCTGCCTTGGCTGGCTGGTTATGTATTACCACAACGCCGCCAGTCAGCAGGAATCCAGAGCTGAAACTGCTGAGCAGCAGGCAAACACTGCTCAGGCCATGACCTCCAACGTCCTGACCACCATGACGATATTCAACTCCATCGCCGAGGCTAACAAAAATGCAAAAGAGCAGATCGCACTGGACGCATCGGGAGCCACGGCTGATATCAGGATTGCTGTTGCGAATGATGATTGCACTAATCGGACTGTGCCTGCTGGCGCAGTTAAGCGGTTGCAACAATTCGCGAACGGTTTACGTCAAGGTGCCGGCGGTCCCGTTACCGGCCAGCCTGACATCTGAAACTCCGCAACCTGAAATCCCTGACAACCTGACGTGGGGACAAAGCCTCGATTTGAATGTCAGCCTGCTTTCTGCTCTTGGCCAGTGTAACCGCGACAAATCCGATATTCGGCAAGCAGAGGCAAAGAGGCAGTAGCAATAGACTCAAGAGCCATTTACTGAGTGGCTTCGACAATGCTATTCACTTAAATCTGTCGTAAGCCTACAATCACCCCTAACCAAGGGGGGTGGTATGTCTTTTTTCGATAAAGTAATGTTTAACAGCAAAGAATCAGCTGTAAATGAAGAAAAAACGATGGATTCAGTTATAGAAAACATGAAGTTGTTGTTAAGCGAACGGCCTGATTTGAAACATATTTTACATGATTTTGAAGACGGTACGTTGTCGCAAGAGGAGTTTGTTGCAAAATGCACAACTGAATTTACAAAAGAACTCCTCAGCTACAGACTGCTTGAGCGCAAGAACGACATGCAGGCCTGGTAAGCAGGCCCATTAACTTTTTCCATAAAGACCCGCTCCCGCGGGTTTTTTATGCCGGGCATTACAGGGCCACTTCCAGAGGTAGTTCGATAATGCCTTGCAATGTCCACCTCTGATGGAGGTCACTTGTAATGAATTGGATTACTACAGACACACCGATCCCCGGAATGGAGGTTCCGTTCACGTGGCAGGCTAGTCTGGAGTTAAATGCTAAGCTTTACTCTGCGCTGGGGCAGTGCAATCTGGATAAGGCGGGGATTAGGAGCGTTGAGAAAGGTCGGCAATCAATTTTCGGTAAGCTAGAATGAAGCAAATGATGTCGGTCGCCAGTAAAACATATGAATCGAGCAGTTGAATAATTTCGATGTGAGACATTATACCTCCTTGGTTAGTTGACGGTGTGGTGCGTTCTATTGTGTAAGTTATCCCTCCACGAGGCTGTTCCTGCTCCTGTAACTTTAAATTCCTACGCGGTGGTATATCTAAACTCGCCACTATTAAATGTCCAACGCGTTGGACAAGGCCTCCTGTAGTGGGCCCTAATTACTTCTGAGCATCATTTGTCTCTCATAGGAGACAAAACCATTCATAGCGCCAGGAAAAAACGTTTAATAATTTTTATAAAATTCTGCAAATGGTGCCTTAAAGGTGCGATTGACAGAGTTTTATGTAAGTTTCCTACGCTGCCGGTTAAATAATTCCCCGGTAAGCATTCGATAAACCCGGAGGAATGTTCTGTATGGCTGATTTTGAAGACCGCCGACCATTCCCTCCTGTCAATTTCACTGGCGAGAACTGGCTGCCTTATACCCGAATTATCCCTGCTACCGAAATCGGCGAATGGGTAAATCAGAACATCCTCACCGAAGACGGCCGAATCCATAACCCTGACCATGCGCACTTGGTCGATGCTGATGTCGCGTTTATGTGGGCCTCTGGCTCATTCGCCAAAAGCGGGCGCATTGTGCTTGGTCAGTGTGAGCAGGTAATGATGCGTGCCGGAGGCTGGCAGAAGTCCCGCATGGAGCAGCAGATGCATGAATGGTTCGGTCGTATACCGAAGTTCATCATCACCCTGGCTGCTGACTACTGCGAGCAATGTAACGATCTGGAGTTCTGCGCACTGGTGGAGCATGAGCTTTACCACATCGCCCAGGCTACCGACGACTATGGCGCGCCGAAGTTCAACAAAGAGACCGGTATGCCGGTGCTCAAACTTCGCGGCCATGACGTCGAGGAATTCGTCGGAGTGGTCCGGCGTTACGGTGCCAGCAAAGACGTGCAGGAAATGGTGGATGCGGCGAACAGGCCGGCGGAGGTTGCTCATATCGATGTTGCCAGAGCGTGCGGGACTTGCATGTTGAAGCTGGCGTGATTTTATACTGCTTTATACGGACGGTGGTTTATGGCTGCACTAAAACCAGAAGTGAGAGCCTTTATCGTTCAAGAGCTCGCTTGCTTTGATACGCCATCCCAAATCGTCGAGTCCGTACAAAAAGAATTCAAGGTTCAGGTGACGCGCCAGCAGGTGGCATCGCATGACCCGACAAAGGTGGCAGGGAAAGGTCTGGCTCAAAAATGGGTCGACCTCTTCAACCGCACCCGCGACCGCTTCCTCAACGAAATTTCCGACATTCCGATCGCCAACAAAGCCTACCGCCTGCGCGTCCTGCAGCGAATGTCTACGACTGCCGAAGGTATGAAAAACCTCGGCATGACAGCTCAGCTACTGGAGCAGGCGGCAAAAGAGGTTGGCGACGTCTACACGAACAAGCAAAAAGTAGAGCAAAGCGTGGTTGCGACTCATAACGTTATGCCGGTCCCATCCTGCGATAACGTTGACGACTGGGAAAAGGCAGCACAAAAACAGCAGGGCGAGGTATTGGGTGGATGAATTACAAAGCTGTATGGAAGCCTCTGCCCGGATCTCAATCTCTATCATTGAGCTGCCCGTGTAACGAGATTCTCTATGAGGGAACTCGCGGGCCAGGAAAAACAGCGGCGCAGTTGGCCCGATTTCGTCGCCTGGTTGGCCTCGGTTATGGCTCATTCTGGCGTGGCGTAATTTTCGATACCGAGTATAAAAACCTCACCGATATCATCACGCAGTCGAAGCGCATGTATCGCCTGTTTAACGACGGCGCGCGTTATCTTGCTTCAGCCTCTGAATTGCGTTGGGTGTGGCCGACTGGCGAAGAGCTTCTCTTCCGGTTCGGGAAAGAAGAGGGTGACTATTGGGACTATCACGGGCAGGAATTCCCGTTCATCGGTTTCAACGAGCTGACAAAGCAGCAGTCCGCTGAATTCTACGAAATGATGTTCTCCTGCCGGCGCTCGTCGTTTAGGCCAGAGAACTACCCGCTGGCGGACGGCAGCCTGTTGAAGCCGATCCCCCTGGAGACATTCAGCACTACCAACCCGTTCGGCATCGGCCATACCTGGGTGAAGAAACGCTTCATCGAGCCAGCGCCTCGCGGCACCATCATTCGCGAAATCCAGAGGGTCTTTAACCCTCAGACCGAGAAAGAAGAGGATGTGACGCTTACCCGCGTTGCAATCCACGGTTCCTTCAAAGAGAACCCGTATCTTGATCCGCAGTACATCGCGACGCTGATGGCCATCAAAGACCCAAACCGGCGAAAAGCGTGGGTAGAGGGCTCTTGGGATGTGACCAGCGGCGGGCGCTTTGATCACCTGTGGAATGAGGCGCTGCACGTCATTAAGCCGTTCCGCATCCCGGCTAGCTGGACCGTCGACCGCTCTCATGACTGGGGCGAGTCGAAGCCGTTCTCTAACCTTTGGTGGGCCCAGGCTGATGGCACTGCCGCCGAGTTGCCTGATGGTCGACAGTTCTGCCCGCCGGCTGGGTCACTGATCCTAATCGGCGAGTGGTACGGCTGCCCGCCTGATGAGCTGAACAAAGGCCTGAACATGTCATCCACCAACGTCGCGAAAGGAGTGGCGTGGATTGATAAGCGCCTGGTGGGCGAAGATGCAGACGAGCCGGAAGAGATTCAACTCGACGGAGTTACGCAAGGTCAGTTGCACATTATGCCTGGCATCTGCAGCGAAGTTATTCCTGGACCGGCTGACGGCGCGATATTCAACACTGGTGATAACGAGTTATCGATCGCGCAGAAGATGGAAGCGCAGGGAGTTACATGGTTGCCTGCTGACAAAAAGCCCGGATCCCGCATCAATGGCGCATCGTTATTCGCTGACATGCTGGAAGCTGTTATCGAAGGTAAAAAGCTGGAATCAGGCGTGCCTGAGAAGCCAGCATTCTACGTTTTCGACTACTGCCGAGGCTGGATTAGCCGTATCCCTGTGCTTGTCCGCGACGATAAAAACCCTGACGACGTAGACACCCAGCAGGAAGATCATGACTGGGATGGTACTCGTTACCGCGTACTGCACTCACCGAAAAAGGTTGGCGCAGTCTTCTTCTAAGGAGCTCATCAGTGAGTGAATTAAGCACCGGGGAGCAATTCCTCGTTAATGCCCTTGCTGATGCAATTGGGCGCCAGCGCATGCTCTACGCAGGGCGTAATGGCAACGTCAAGCGGACCAAATTATGGGACGAGTTCGGCTACCCTGACGCTCTGACGTTCGACAACTTCTATCGCCAGTATCGCCGCGGCTCTACCGGTTTTGCAGCTGTCCATAAATTGCTGGATTCCTGCTGGATGGACAGGCCGACCATCATCGATGGTGATGAAGACAGGGAGTCGACCAAAACTACGCCATGGGAAAAGTCAGTTACCAAACTGATGAAAAAGCACTGGGCGAAAATTAAAGACGCTGACCGCCGCAATATGGTTGGCCGTTACTCAGCACTTCTGATTCAGGTGAAAGATAATCGAGACTGGAGTGAGCCTGTTGATGTGGCACTGGTCCAGAGGCTAGGTAGTGCTGCACTGGTTAAACTGATCCCGGTATGGGAGCCGCAAGTCAAACCTGGCAACCTTGATATTGATACCTGGTCGGAAACCTACGGGCAGCCCGTCAGCTATCAGTTTAATGAACAACCGATAGGCGACGAGGGCACGTATAGCAACCCTCGTTCGGTTCAGGTGCATCCTGACCGTATCATTCTGCTCTGTGAAGGCTCAGAGGATGAGAATATCCTGTCGGGAATCCCGCTTCTTGAGGCCGGCTACAATGACCTCCTCGATATTGAGAAGACGAAAGGCGGTAGTGCTGAGGGGTTTCTGAAGAACGCCAGTCGTCAACTGGCGATGGAGTTCGATGCCGCCACCCAAATTGACACGCTAATCAAGCAAGCCAAGGATGCTGGATATAACAGCCTTGGTGATGCTATGAACGACAAAGTGAATAAGCTTAACCGCGGTACGGATGCGGCAATAGCAATGCAGGCAGGGAAAGCAAGCGTTCTCTCTGTCGCTGCTGCTGACCCAACCCCAACCTGGACAGTATCGGCAAACTCATTCGCGTCGACGATTCAGTGTCCGTTTAACATCCTGTTTGGCAAGCAGACAGGCAACCTTGCTTCAGAGGAGGATAAAACCGCGTGGGCCAATCGTTGCAATGCGCGACGCTGGGGTTTTATGTCTGATGTCATTACGCGAGTGATAGAGCGATTCTGGACTATTGGTATTATCGACCCTCCCGCATCGGGCGAGGTCACCTTGGCGTGGTCTGACTTACTTGCTCCCAGTGAGAAAGAAAAGCTCGCGAATATGGCAACTATGGCTGATGTTGCCCAGAAAACTCAGCAAGCCTACGGCACTCCTGTGGTCGATGAGAACGAGGTAAGGGCAGTCGGTGAGCTTGAACCTCGCAAAGAGGTTGCTCAGCCAGACCCAAACAATAAGGTGACAACCGATGATCCTCTTTCCGATGACCCAGGAGCAAAAGAGTAAAGTCGGCACGCCGATAATCCCCCGCAGCAAAGTGGACCCCACGCAATCAGCCAGGCCGGTTAGCAGGATGTTTCAGGATATCGAAGGCCGGTATCTGGATATTAAGCGTCGTTTGAAAATGGTGTTTGACCAGCGTCTGACTGGCCGACAGCGGGAGGTTAACGGCGATCGTTCATGGCTGATGTGCAATAACGAAGGTGCTGAGCCGTCGCTCTACCAGGTTAACGCCGGCACCTACATTTATGATATGACGGCGGCGCAGTTAGCCGACCTTCTCCAGATTGTGCAAACGATTCTGGACGATGCCCTGCTGGACGGTGGCAGCCAGAACCTCTGGGCACTGGATTATGTCGCCGCAGAGTATGAACGAGGAACGCAGCAGGCCTTCACGAATTTGTCTGTACAGTCTCCGGTATACGCCAGCCAGACGACGCTGCAGCAGTTGCTTTCAAGTCCAGCGTATCAGAATCAGATCGCTGCTGCTTACATCAGCACGTACAGCGACTGGAAGGGGATAAGCGACGCCGTGCGGGCCGATCTCGCTAACGTCATTGCCGACGCAATAGGCCGCGGCATAAACCCCCGAGAAACAGCCAGCATCGTCAGCAAGCGCCTTGATGTCTCGATGTCGAAGGCCAAGACCATCTCTCAGACTGAGCAGGTCGGCGCGCTGCGCCAGGCGCAATGGAACGAAACGGACTGGGTGGCGGATCGGCTTGGGCTGAATACCGGCCTTCTGTGGCTGTCGGCGCTCAAACCGACGACGCGCACCTGGCACGCCAGCCGTCACGGCAAGGTTTATACCACCGAGCAGGTGCGAGACTTCTACGCCGAGAACGGCAACCGGTACAACTGCTACTGCAGCCAGATTCCGGTACTGATCAACGACGACGGCAGCATATTCAACGAAGGGCTGGCTGATAAGCTGAAGAAAGAGCGTCAGCAGTGGAAACTGGACGAAGCGGCATGATACAAAATGGTTTTGCGGAGGAGTTATGGCAAAACCAGAAGAGCCGTATCGTAAGTTGATTGTAGAGAGCTTTTACCCAGCCAGCATGTCAGGCAAGAAGGGGAAAGTTCATATCAGGCCGATTCCAGGGCAATGGGCTAGCACCTCACTTGCTGTTGAATGTTCTAAAAAGTTGTCAGATGTGAAGGTTTACCCAATTGGCAGCCAATTTGAAATTACCGCCAAGCTTACCGATAGGGAAGATGATGGCGAGTACATTTACAGCTCATTCCGATGGGAATTTAAACACATCAAATAGGTCGCTCAGGCGGCCTTTTTTAATGCCTTAAATTCATCAACGAGGACCCAGCATGAAACGCAACCGCGTTAACGTGCTGACCGTCGTCAACTCCGCTTCAAACATCACCACTGAAACCATCGACGGCAAGCCACATATTGTGGTTCGCGGCATCACGCCTGTCGTGGACGATATTGTGATGAACCGGAAGTTGTACCCGGCAGCAGAAATCGAAAAGGCCTATAACACGCTCGAGCGTAACCCGATGCCGCTGGGCCATCCGAAAGTGGACGGTAAGCACGTGTCGGCGCGCGATGTCCGGGCGGTGAATGAATATCACGTCGGCGCATGGCTGCAGAACGTCAGCCACGAAGGTGGGAAGGTGACTGGCGACATGTACGTTAACCGCCAGTACGCCGAATCCAGCGAGAAGGGCAAGCGCCTGATTAACCGCCTGGACGAGATGCTGGCCGGCACCAACTCAGACCCGATCCACATCTCCACCGGCCTGCTGTATTCCGGCATCGCTGCCAACGGCGAGTCGAAGGGCAAGAAGTACAACGAGATCGCTACCAACATGATGTTTGACCATGTGGCGGTGCTGCTCGATGAGCCTGGCGCCGGTACGCCGGAAGAGGGCGTTGGCATCTTCGTTAACTCGGAAGGTGATGATCAACAGATCGAAGTTGCCCGCCTGGCTGATGGTATCGACTGCACCCGCGACGGCCTGATCAACAAAACCAAATTCTTCTTCACCAATGCCTCCAACTTCTCTTTCGACGACATCTCCCGCGCCATCAGCGACAAGCTTCACGAAGGCCGTGCTGATGATAAGTGGCTCTGGCCCGAATCGGTATGGCCGGACAACTTCATCTACCGCGATGAAGCCAAGTATTTCAAACAGAAGTATCTCATCGATGACGACGGCAAAGCCGTGTTCGTCGGCGAACCTGTAGAAGTCGTGCGCAAACCCATTGAGTACGAGATTAAAACCAACGGAGAGAACGATCCGATGAAAGAACTGATTATCAATGCGCTGCAAGCCGCTGGTAAGCCGACTGAAGGCAAGTCCGACGCCGAGCTGATGGACGCATACAACCAGATGAAGGCCGAAGAAGCCACCGCCAAGAAAAAAGGCGATGAAGAAATCGACCAGGAAACCGGCAAGCCCAAGAAAAAAGAGCAGGCCGCCAATAGCGAAGAGATGCCAGCGTGGGCGAAAGTCCTTACTGAGCAGGTCACCGCACTTAACAGCCAGATCAATGCCAACTCTGACAAAGAGAAGAGTGAAAAGCGCGCAGCTGTGAAGCTGGCGATGAACATGAGCGATGAAGAAGTTGCAGATCTGGACGGTAAGGCGCTCGACGCCATGTATGCCAAGTGCCAGACATCTTTCGGCCTGAACGCTGCATTCCGCAATCAGGCAACCAATACCCAATCAGTCAGCGAAATGCCGGAGTAAAAAATGGCTAAAGACGGAAAACATATTATCCACGCCGGAGGCGTGTTCCCTAATCCGCTACTTAACCGTGAAGGCGGGGCAGCAGCATCGACTCTGCCTGGTACTGTTGGCTTCTTCAGTACTGCTGACAAGTTCACGGCCTCTGTAGCCGGGGCAGAATCCGCCATCAAGTATGTGGCAAACAAAGACTACTTGCGCTGCCTGAGTGTTGATGACGCAATCCCAGCCAATGAATTGGTTGTTGGTATTCATCCGCTACCTGGCATGTTCCTAAACGTGCGGGCGGCAGCGGGCACCTACACCAAAGGCCAGCCGGTTGCAGTAGCCAACGGTCAGATCACTGCGGTTGCAGATGATGCCGCCGTATTCGCTTATGTCGAAGAAGATAAAGCAGTCACTGCGGTGGCGGGCGATCTGATTCGCGTTGTGTTCAAATAAGGAGCACTGAATGTTTGTATTCTCCAAGTCTATCGGCGAGAAGACCGGGAACCTCGCGGTAAACCAGGCGCAATGGCGCGCTCTCGAACTTGAACGAAACGCCAGTGCTCAGGCAGCAGCTGATTTTCTGGCGCGCACTCAGTTCCGTGGTGATGCAGAAAACGTCCCTTATCTCGACGCGGTGAACGCAGTTGACGATATCCGCCGCCTGTATCGCGCTTTCGACACAACTGTGCTTCAGCAGTTCGAGCCGAATACCGAGTTCACTCTACTGAACGATCTGATGCCGCTGTCTCGCTCCGTGCGAATTGAGCAGTCTCGTTACGATTACGCTCGTACCGGCGGCCGCGGCTGGGCTCATACTTCCATGTCCGGTCAGGTCGGTGCGGCGCTGGATGCTCGCAGCTATTCCTTCGACGGCACCATGGTACCTATTCACGACTCGGGATTTAAGTTCGAATGGCGTGATCCAATCTTCAACAGCCCGCAGGCATTGCAGTCGCAGTCGGATGCGCAGCGTGGTTCCGTTGAAGATGTTCAGCGTCGTTACGTTGACTACATTTTCAACGGCTTCCGTGACAAAGCTGGCAACTTCGCAGTGTTCGACGGCCTGACCTGGAAAGGGTTGCGTGACGATGAGCGTGTAGCACAGATCGATCTTGGGGCTTCCGGCCTTAACATCGACTTCACCTCTGGTACCGCAACGTCTCAGGCTATCCGCGCTGGCGCAATCGCGCTGCGTGATCAGATGCGTCGCGTAAACAACCAGTATGCAGAACAGACCTGGTACGTATCCGGTGAAATCATCTCCAACCTGGAGCGCTATTTCTCCGACAACTTCCAGTCCGGCACGATCATGGATGAAATCCTGAAACTGACCGGTGTAGCGGCGATTAAAGAAGACAGCCAGCTTTCAGGTAACGAAATTGTCATCGTTCCGCTGTCTGCTGGCGTCATTGCTCCAATCGTTGGCCAGGCTATCGGTACCGTTGCCTCCCCGCGTCCGGAATACAACAGCGACTACATCTGGCGCACCTGGGGTGCAATGGGGTTGATGGTTAAGCAGGACATCAACAATAAATACTCCGTAATTCATGCATCAAGCTAAGGATAAATCATGGCACTGGTAGAAATCGTGGCAAGCAACCTGCACGCCGGTGCCAGCCTCCGCAAACTGGAGGTTGGTTCGGTGGTGGATGTAGACGACGCAACGGCGGAGCGCTGGATCAGCACTGGCAAAGCAAAGGAGACCGACAAGAAGAAAGGCGAGAAGCTTTCCTTCGAAGTGGCTACTCCGTCCGCGCCTGTAGCAGAACTGACTGCCCTGCAAAAGCGACTCGCCGATGCACTGGAGCAGAACCAACAGCTAATCGCCGATGGTGAAGCGAAAGACAAGGCTCACGCCGACGCGCTGGCAGCAGAAACAAAACGCGCAGACGAAGCCGAAGCCGCACTGGCAGAAGCGAACAAGAAGGCGAAATAACCATGGCTGATCCAATCACAGCGGCAGACGTGCAGGCGTTCCTCGGTGAATTGGGTTATTCCATTCCCGGCGCGCTGCTGGATCCGATTCTCTGCGTGGTGAACAAAATTATCCCGTGCCTCGATGGTGCGGGATACGACGACTGCACGGCAAAGCTCATTCTAATGTATGCCGCCGCGCTCATGGCGACGTCTTCCGGTGCCCGGCGAATAAAATCGCAGGGGGCGCCATCAGGAGCGTCCCGCTCGTTCGACTACGGAGACGACGGTATCACATGGCTGCGCGACTCGCTGGCGAAGCTCGATACCAGCGGATGCACCAGTGATCTGCCGATCAGCGCCGGTAACAGTGTGGGGCTGTTCATGGTGGTCGGGGGCTGCTAATGGCGTGGGTTTCAGTTCAGCAGCGGCTGCCGCGGACGTTTACCCGGGTGTGGGTAATGACCGATACCGGCCAGCAAACGACGGCGTACGTGAAAAGTGACGGTGAATGGTTCATTAACTGCGATCGTATACGCGCCACAGGTGCCGCTGTGCTGCGATGGAGGGATGACTGATGTCATCGGTAGCTAATTGGTCATACACCGCGACGGCGACAATCTGGCGGCGCATACGCGATGCTGACGGTAGCGATACCGACGGCGGAGGTCAGCCGTATGGGTGGGAAGCGCCGATCGCTATCCTCTGCGACTACCAGGGCGGACTCTCTGCAAAAATCGGTGACCTTGGCCGGGAGCTCGTTGTTAAAAACACGATATGGACCGAGTACGCAACGGCGCGAGAGGGAGATTACATCCTGATTGGCGCGTCAACTGATGCGGCTCCGCCAGATGAAGCTGATGAGATTCGGCAGATCGTCCAGTTCGCAGATACATTCGAGCGACTGGCGGATGATTTCGCACTGATTACGGGAGTCTGATTATGGGCGCTAAAGTACGCGGCATCCGCCAGGCTAAGGCCAATCTCGACCGCATTATTAAGGACGTGCAGGGGCGTAAGGTAGTGCGCGCGTTGCAGTCGGCGATGCTCATCGGTAGCGCACAAGCGGCGCTCTACACTCCGATCGACACGTCGACTCTCATCAATAGCCAGTTCCGGGAAATCACTGCTAACGGTGTGCGCGTGACCGGGCGCGTTGGCTACACGGCTAACTATGCTGTGTTTGTTCACGACCCTGAAGTTAAGCAAAACTTCCGGCGCGCAACTGCGCAGAAAGAGTTCTTAACGAAGGGCTTCGAAGATACCCGCAGCCAAATTGACGCGGCGGTTAAGAAGGAGCTTTCGCTATGACCCCTCCGATGTATATGCGCCTCAAAGACCTGTTTGTAGCTGAGGGGCTTACCGCGGGGTTTAAGGTCCAGTGGCGGCAATGGCGCGACACGGGGAAAGATACCGACCAGTTCATCGTGTTCCGGCCTTCTGGCGGTACCAATATCGAATACGACCGCGGCGGCGACTGGTATGTGATGGTCGATGTCGTTTCATCAAAATCTGACCCCGACACTGCTGACGCCGCGGTAAACGCCATCGTCGAATACATCAGCGCACAATCTGGCGCGGATGACTGCGTCGGCGCGCTGAGCCTTGTCGGCAATGTCCCGGCGCCGATCCCCACCGAAGAGGGCCGGTTAGTAACCCGGCTTCTCGTATCCTGCACATACGGGGAGTAACCATGATTTACCCCTTCGATGCGTCCTATGCTCAGGAAGTGCTGAGAAAACATTATCAGTATGCGGATGTCCTCGTTAATCCCCGCGAAAGTCTTGCTGCAAAGACGGCTGGACTCATTGCTCACGACGGACACCTCTCGAAATGGGATGGCGATAAAAGCACGTCTGAAATACGCAGGGAGTTGTCGAGAAACACCGAAGATATTGAAACAAGGGCGGCATAAACCGCCAGAATCACTAACAGGCTGCCATCTGGCGGCCTTTTTTATTTGAGAGGTACACATGCAAGGCTGTGCTAATGATACCGGCAAGCTGATTGGTAAGGTGTCCGTGCTACGCATGGCTATGGGCTGTGCTGATACCGTTCCGGCCCTTTCCGAATGGAAACGCCTGGGCGCGCTAACCACCAAAGGTTTCGACTACTCCATGAATACCGTCACCTCTGAGGCCGACGATACGAAGGGTCTGGTTGAGAACCTGGTCAACAACATGGATTTCACCATCTCCGGTGAAGGCGAATTCCGTAAGCAGGATAAAACGACTGAAATCGGCGCCATTGCTATATCGAAATATATTTTCGATGAAGTCCAGGCCGGTCGCCAGCCGACGCTCTGGGTCCGCTTCGACTTTGTGGGTGAGGATGCCGGCACCTACATCATGGGGTATTTCAACACCACATCATGGTCTGGTGATTTCGGCACCTCTGATATTTCCACCTTCTCCGGTGAATGGAAAGTCTACGACGCTGACACCGTCGTGTTTGAGGTAGCTGGCCCAGCGCTGGCATTCACCACGAACCTGACAGCAACCAAGACAGTGGCCGCTGGATCAGCCCTTAATATGTCGGTAGCGGTCGATGGCGGCACCTCGCCTTACACCTATGTTTGGAAGAAAGACGGCTCTGTCGTCAGCGGGCAAACAACGGGGACCTTCAACAAGGCCAGCGCTGTTTCCGGTGATGCCGGGGTTTATACCTGTGAGGTCACCGATTCTGCATCAATGCCTGTGAAAATCACGTCCGTTGCGTGCACGGTCACGATCAGCTAACTACATGGCTGTTTCGTGAATAGTACAAAGGGCGTGCCGGCGCCCTTGATACTGTTTATGGAGCGACTATGACCCCCATTAAAGAACTAGGCGAATGCGTTATCGGTACCGATGACCGGGAATTCTTTTTCCGGCCGTCGTTCCGCAACATGGCGCGCATCGGCGAGCCCGCGGAAATCGTCCAGACGTTCTATGACCTGTGCAATGACGAGGCCACTCCGTTAATTCAGCGTGCTGCTGAGGCCTATATCCGCGACGAGTACAGTCGCCTCCCTGATTGTGTCCTGCGATACATCCAGAGTGGCCTGCTGACCCGCAAAGCCATCATGGCGGCTCACACCGTGCTTACGGCGTGCTGCGACGATGATATAGGTGATCTGGTCGGCTGGATGCGGCCAGGGAAAGGGCGCAAACGCGGCTTCGTCTGGCGGCCGGGCGGTCTGCCGCCGGAGGATATGATTATCATCGCGCAAAACCTGATGATGCACGGCATCATCGGCAAAGCGAAGGTGCGCAAGCTGCAGCGTTACGAAACGAACGAGACAACCGCAGAATTCCGCGCCGCCGACTACATCATGGCGGCCCGTAACCATTTCGGCATAAGCCGGGAAGAGGCCGAGAACCTCACGATGACAGAGTTCGCCATGATGATTAACGCCAAATACCCCAATCAGAACGGCTTCACGCGCGAAGAGTACGACACGGTCATGGACGAAGACGATCGCCGCTGGCAGGCGATGATGGGCGCTGAGGCTGTAAGAACACCTCAATAATGTATACATTCCCAGTAACGCCTTAATTTATCGCATGCTAAATTATTAAAAAAGTTATGGGTGATGGTATGCATGGATAAAGAACAGGAACGGCAACAGCAATTACAGCTATCACTACAGGATAGACTCCAGAAGGTTTCGCCTGAGTTGTTTGCTGAGTTTCTTTCTAAAAAGGGCGTTAATTCTGAATACTGCCCTGTATGTGGTAGTAATGATATTGGTACGCCTCAGGTTGATGTGATGACTGTTGGCCCAGATGGGGCCTCTCGGCGTACATACATTGATTATGTAAAGCTGATTGCGGGTGGTACCCCACATTCCTTAGCCCATTACCAGTATCGATTGATATGTAACACGTGCGGCTATACTGCTCATTTTGCAGTCTACCCAGTGCTAAAATGGGTAGAGGATAAAGATGAATAACACAGTCCACGATGATGTTGTACGTCCATTTCCAAAAGTGCCAAAACATGGCGGTGGTGGACCTGGTGGGGAAGAATCAATGCTTGAAAAACGTGTCGATAAGTTAGAGCAGGATCTGACCTCTCTGAAGGTAGATATCGCTGTTATCAAATCTAACTATGCAACCAGAGAGGATTTGCATAAAGAGATTGGCATTCAGACGAAGTGGATCGCGGCTACGATTATCGCCACAACTGGTATGGCACTGGCGATTGCGAAATACTTATTCGCTTAAATACATCTAAACCCGCCCTCTGGCAGGTTTATGTCTCTTATCTACAAGGTGAGAAGGGCTGCAGTTGCTGTCTGTACCACGGTTTTAAGGGCTTCCGTAGACATTTCGCCGAGTGTTGATTTGGCTTTTTCCTTCTGCTCACTGTTCAAGTTCGAAATCGCGATGAGGTCTTCGAGTACGACTACAGCATCCCGGTGGAACTTAATGGTCTGTACGTTCAGGATGGCGCCCAAACCACCGTCATCGCGAATGAAATCTATGCCTTTGCTGGTGATTTTCGTGAAAGAGTCCATTACAGATGGCAGTCGTCGGCCTATTTCATTGCTAAGTCTTATATCAATGAGTCCGTGACCAGCAAGATAAAGTAAGTTGGCAGTAAAGATATTAATGCCTCCAAATTTTTCTGAAAACTCCTTGGAGAAGCTACTATCGGCAGATTCTGGGTAAATGTCGCAGAGACGTTGGAGTAGCTCTCGTTGGATGGTGCGGTCAAACTTATCCATGTTGATTCCTTGTTTCGGGTTTCCCATCCAACCTACCCTGGAAGCTCACCGCCGAACATCCTGATAAACGATCAGGTGGTTTTGTCGTATCGCTTCCCCTCTGCTACGATTGCCGCATCGTTTACTGATGGGGATAGGGATATGAAAAAATTAATGCTAGCAATTATTGGCCTGTCTTTAGTCGGGTGCTCTCAACCAAAACCTTCTGAACCAGACGTTATGTCTACTATAGATTTTAGTAAGGCAAACTATGGGCAACCACCATCTGACTATAAGCAGCAAATAAAATCGTGGTTAGAGCAAAATCTGAAAGATCCTGAATCCGCCAAGGTTAGTGAGCCAACCCCTCTAAGAAAAGAGGTTGCGATAGAGAACCGGCAGCCAATTTTCGGATACACCACATGCATGGGCGTTAATGCCAAAAATAGCTACGGAGGATATACCGGGACTCAAGGGTACTGGTTCTTCTTCCATAATGGAAAGATAGTGAGAGCGCAAAACATGGAAACCTTTCCCGGCAGAATGATCTTCAGAAACCATTACGTTAAATGTGATTAGGTTATTCAATTACCCAAAAACCTCGCTCCGGCGGGGTTTTTTATTGCCCGGAGATAGCAAATGGCTGAGAACGCTGGCGGTATTTATTACGACATTGAAATGGATGTACGCGGGCTACTTACTGCTCAGCAGCGCGTTAACCAGCGCCTTGATCTGATGGAGCGTGGCTTTGATAAAACAACGCGCTCAATTGATACTACTGAGCGTTCAATGTCGAGTCTGTCACGTGTAGCGGTTGCGCTCACCGCGGCATTGTCAGTTCAGCAGGTGGCTGAATACGCTGATGCGTGGGCTACTGTTAACAATAAATTATCAAATTCTCTTCGCCCATCTGAACAACTTGCCGATGTAACCGAGCGGGTTTTCAACATTACTCAGCAAACTCGCAGTAGTTTAGATGCAACGGCATCTCTCTACGCAAGACTAGAAAGGGCAACCAGGCAGTACGGGACCAGCGCAGATGATCTGGCGAAGTTAACCACAATTATAAACCAAGGGTTCGTTGTGTCAGGTGCCACGGCGCAAGAGGCCGAGAACGCGATCATTCAGTTGTCGCAGGGCCTTGCTTCTGGAGCTTTACGCGGCGAGGAATTCAACTCTGTAAACGAGCAGGGTAACCGCCTTATCGTAGCCCTTGCTGACTCTATGGGGGTCAGCATCGGCCAGATGCGCAACATGGCGGCACAGGGCAAGCTAACGACAGATGTTGTGGTTAACGGTCTGCTTTCCCAGGGGAGTGTAATCGGTGCTGAATTTGCCAACACCACTACGACTATCAGCCAGGCTCTTCAGGTTGCTGGCAATAACATCACTAAGTTCTTCGGTGAAAATTCTACGGTTAAAACAGGCGCGGCAATTTTCAGTGATGCAGTGGTCACCATCAGTGAGAATATTGGCGGACTGAGCGCGTTGCTGACTGGTGTCGCGGCTATTCTTGGGAGTCGGTATGTCGGCGCCTTAACTATGGCCACTGCGGCTAAAATCAAAGCAGCTGCCGCATCACGCACGCTTTCAGCAGAAGAATCATTAGCAGCTCAGGCTGCCGCGAATAAAGCGGCGGCAGACCTCAGGGCTGCAGCGGTCGCAAAAGAACGGGCCTTAGATGAGATAAGGCTCGCAGAAATGATGCGGCTTACTGCTATCAGCGAAACCAACGCTGCGGCAGCTGAACAGCGCTTGTCCGTTGCCAGGGTTGCGGCTGCCGGTGCGGTTGATAATTATAATCGAGCACTGGCAGCAAACAGGGCTGCTCAAATGGCTCTCTCATCTGGTGCCAGCCTGGCTAGCAGGGCTCTCGGGTTAATTGGTGGGCCTGCCGGAGCGGCAATGCTTGCTGCTAGTGCAATCCTTTACTTTTCACAGCGCGCAAAAGAGGCCAGAAATGACGCTAATGCCCTTGCAGATAGCGTTAACGATCTTAGCTCAAAATTCCAGACGATGTCGCATACAGAGCTGGCGGCAACGATAGGAAAACTAAGCCAAAGCCTGCCTGAATTAAGTGATGCGGTATCCGACGCACAAAAGGAATTCAATGACGCGACATCTGCTGTCCAGCGACAACAGCGAGAAATTGCAAACTGGGGTACTAATACAACCAGAGGGCGGCAGGCTGCCGAGGCGCTTGGGGGCGCACAAGATAACCTGGCTATAGCTACCCTAGAGCTGGAGAAGGCCCAGAACAGGCTAAGCCAGACCCAAAACGCTATTAATATTGGCCGCGCTACGCTAAACGGAACGATGAAGCAGGGTATCGATTTGCTTCGCAGGGATGGGCAGGAAGCCGGAATTGCTGCCGGTATGATGAGCAAGTTGGGAGATATGATTAATTTTGCCGCCAAGGCAAAAGAAAAATTCAACTCCAGCAGCCTTATGGTTGAACGCCCAAAAGATGTCCAGGAATACCTTGATAAGCTGCAGGATCAGGTCACGCTTCAGAGCGAACTTAATGATAGGAAACGAGCGCAATTAAGGGCTGAGCAGGACATAAGAAAACTTGGTGGCACTGAATCAGATGTTAACCTTGCTCGTGACAGGGCGGCTGCTGAATATGATGCGCAGCAGGCACAGCAAAAAAACAAAAAGGCTACTAAGGAAGCAAATTCAGAGGCCAATAAATTCGCGACCCAGCAGGAGTCAGTAAATCAGAAATTAGCAAATCTGAAACAACAATCTGAGTTGGCTGCTGACTCTACTCAGGAGTTGAGTCGTGAACAGGCTATCCTCAATGCTCAGCTTTCGCTTGGCAAAGGCGCTACGCAGGAACAAATAGCGCTGGCTGGGCAGTATGCTGCTAAAAAGTGGGATACGGCCAATGCAATTAAAGCGCAAGCTGCGGCAGAGAAACTTCTTCCTGAAGCTCGAGAGAATGCCAGTTATAAACAAGACATCCTGGATTTAAACGCCGCTCTAAACGCGATGAGAATCAGCCAGGAGCAATATTACGAGACATCGGAAAGGCTGGAAGCAACCCACCAGGCTAATATTGCAAAAATCAGATCACAGCAAGCTGTAAGCCCCACGCAGGAAGCTCAGGGGCAGATTGACCCTGTTCAACAGTTGGCTAACCAGCATGCGCAGGAGCTGGCGCTTATTCAGCAGTTTGAGCAGCAAGGGGTTCTCGCTCATGAGAATGCCTTGGCGCTGAAAAATGCCGCTGACCGGCAGTATGAGCAGCAGCGGATCGCAGCTCAATGGGAAATCCTCAGCCAGCAGAGCCTCGGTTATAACATGCTGACGAGTGCGGTGGACGCATTTAGCGGGAATGCCTCAAACGCCATTACTGGGCTACTCACTGGCACAATGTCAGCTCAGGAGGCGATGCGGTCACTTGGGAATACCATCCTGAACAGTGTGATCAACAGCATTGTCCAGGTTGGTGTCGAAGCGCTGAAAAACTACATCCTCGGCCAAACTCTCGGCGCGGCTTCTGTTGCCTCTTCCGTTGGAATGGCGACAACAACGGCTTCAGCCTGGGCGCCAGCTGCTGCTCTGGCATCGCTCGCAACACTGGGAACAAACGCCGCACCGGCATCCGCAGGCATCACATCAACTGTAGGTCTTGCTAATGGACTCGCTCTGGCTGGTGCTCGCTACAACGGCGGTCCTGTTTCGGCAGGTAGCATGTATCAGATCGGCGAGAAAGGTAAGCCGGAGATTTACCAGGCCAGCACTGGCAAGCAGTACATGATCCCGGGTGACAACGGAAGGGTCATCAGCAATAAGGATATGAATGGCGGTGGTGGCGTTAATGTACAAATTAACGTGATAAATCAGGTGTCAGGCGTGGATGTTCAGAAGTCAGACGCTTATATGCAGGACGGCAATGCCGTGGTGGATCTGCTGCTGACGGACATGGAGCGCGGCGGGCCGGTATCATCTCAAATGCAGCAGACTTTCGGTCTGAACAGAAAGGCCCAAGGCGCATACTAAATCAACCCGCTCCGGCGGGTTTTTTAATGGGTGGAAATTATGAAATTTTGTGAATTACCGGAGCGAGTACAGGAGCAAGCAGCTGAAAGGCTTTCTGATGAACTGCAGGGGATTGTGGCGTGGAAAGAAGAAGAGAGAACGGACAAAGCGAAGGCGATCGCCAAATCCGTTCGTGAAAGCTTTATTGCATTATGTGCCGATGATTAGCTCTTCTTCTCGTCGTCTTTGAAATGCTCGACAGCTTCATCATAGAACGACAACAGTCCAGAAATATTTGATGAGTAAACCGGCACGCGCTGGGCCCGTACAAGCTCAATTATCAGTGCGTATGCAGCTTCTTCAGGGGAATCTTTTGGATTCACAAGACCAGACATAAAACCTCCTTTGTTGTAGTGGTTTTATCAGCCTAACCTGGCTCATGGATACTTTATATCCTGATATTCGAACAGTGCCGCAGCTGCGGCTTTTTTAACGCCCGGAGGACACGTGGCTACAGTTCAATACCCTCCGTTCCTGCCGCTTCCCCAGCGCGCCGATCAGAACATGACGCAGGATACAGCCTGGCAGACGACGCAGACGGCTGTCGGCCCTGCGATATTTACCCCGATCACCACCGACCTGAAAGCAACCTGGACGCTGCAGTGGATATTCACGCTGGCGCAGGCCGAGCGATTTAAGTCGTGGCTTCGCTCGCCGACGTATTGCGACCGGGGGCGTAACTGGTTCCAGATGCCGATCGACCTCGGGGACACACAAGGCGTGCAGCAGCAGACGCTGCACTTCGTCAGTATGCCGGTGCAGACCAGCAAAAACGGCAGCATCGTAACCTGGACTGCGACGGTTATCAGCAACGGTATCGAGGATATGACCGAGGACTACGACGACTGGATTGTCGAGGCCCAACCTGGCTACGGATACTGGCTGGATTACCTGATAACCGAAGTTATGCCGAGGGCCGACTAATGCCGACTTTACGAGAATGGAAAGAGCGCAGACCGGCCAGCGATATCAAACAGACGGTGGAGTTTTACCATCCTGCTTTCGGCTATTACCGTGTTGTGAACAATCTGTTCCGCCCGGTGGCATTCGGTGGAAACTCGTTCGAGCCTGCGCGGTTCAGCGTGACCGAGCCAGCGCAGGACGGCACGGCGGTTATATCCATGACCATAACGTTTATCGCCGCGACAGAACATGTCCGGCAGACACTGAAAAGCTGGCGCGGGGCGGCGCGCATGACGCCGATAAAATGTCTGTATCAGCAGTGGAATGCGATCGGTGACGCATCATCCCTGAAAGACTGGACGCTTTACGTGAACGACATTTCCGCCGATGCCAGTAACGTCACCGTGACCGCTGGCAAGACCAATCCGCTGACGCTGGCCAACTCCATCATTTACACCACGAAAGACTATCCAGGGCTAATCACCGTATGACGCAGAGAGACTTTATCGGGCTTGTTAACGGCAAGCCCTGGGCTAACCGCGCCTGCAGTTTTGAGCAGGTTGATTGCTGGGGCCTGGTGGTTCTCTATTACCGGCATGTGCTGGGGCTAGAGCTGCACCACATCGCCGGGTACGAATCTGGCGCGGAGTTCATCACCTGCTACGAACAGGAGCACGCACACTGGCGGCGCGTGCCGGTGGCGACCACTGGCTGCATAGCCGTTTTTTACCGCGGCGAAGTGCCGGCGCATATCGGTGTGATGCTCAGCCCGGTGAAATGCCTGCATGCCCGCGGGGAGTTTGGTTTCGTACGCTGCGACAGCCCGCTGGCCTTACTGAGGGTTTACAGCAAAGTGGAGTACATGGTGCATGGTTCGATATGAATTGCAGCGACTGCCCGGCGCGCCGAAGCGGTCAGGAACGGTAGAGACCGGAACCGCACTGGTGAGCCTTCTGGATTCTCTGCAGTTACACCGCGATGTGGTCGTTAAACTGAATGGCCGCGCGCTGCCGGACGACTACGATATCAGTCGGCCACTATGTACCGGTGACGTCGTGGCGGTGTTCGATCAGCCGGAGGGTGGGGTCGGAAAACTGGTAACGACAATATTACGTCCGGTCTCGAAAATCCTTTCCGGTGCGCTAAAAGTATTCGGTCTTTCAAACAAGCCGAGCGCTTCGGTATCGGTGGCGACTGGAGAATCCCCAAATAATGACTTAACCGGCCAGACGAACCGCGCGCGACTCTACAAGGGGCGCCCGAACATTTACGGCCAGTGCCGGGTGTTTCCCGATTTGATTCAAGAAGCGCTATTCGAGTTCGTCGACAATAACAAACAGCTTACGGAGTGGTTCGAAGTCGGTTATGGACGGTACACCATTTCCTCGATCCGCTATTCGGAATCGAATCTAGGCAGCCTGGCGGGAGCGAGTTCTGCGGTTTATAACCCGGGTGACGTGATCGGCACGATAGAAGTCGGCTATCAGTTCGATGATGTTGATAACGAGACTGTACCGGGCCTGAATGAAAGTCAGGACTTCCCGGCCCAGACCGCTACCACGACGGCGCCGACATCGGTGACGATCGAGAGTAATCAGCTCAAAGCTGTCGTGCTGTCGAACGATGACAACTTTGCCTACTTCGCTGCACTGGCGGTACCGCATCCAGCGTCATTCGTCATCAACGCCACCTGGAACGACGGCGGATCAAGCGTCACACGGAACGTCACTGGTGCCGGGAATATCATCTCCTCAGAAAGTTTTATTGGCGAAGATACACTTTCGTACACGACGTTCTATATCGGTGAGCTCTCCGGAGAAATTACGTCGCTGCCGGGCAATGCGGTGATTAACCCGACGCTGTTCACGCTGAATGACCAGACTCCGCTGGTTATCGGACCTTCAGTGTCGCCGATCGTCTCGACGCAGGTGTGGGTGCATGTGCTTGTTCAACTCGGCGCGACGGCTGGCACAACGCAATACCGGATAAAATTCTGGCAGGTTGATGACGACAACAATCAGGTGCCGGGGACGTCAGAACAGTACGATTACTTCTTCGACAACGATTTCCAGGTGACGACCCGGTATTTCCGCACAACGCATAAATTCGTCCCGGCTGCCGGCGCGGGTCGCTATGCGGTGACCATCGAGCGCCAGGACAACAGCAACGATGCGAACGTAGTGACGCTGATGGCGATCCACGCGGTGAACGTACGGGAAAACGTCGTTTATCCGGAAGACACGATCGCCCGTATCACGATTAAGGGGTCGAACGACAGCAACTCAAACCGCGAGCAGAAGTACAACATGCTGGCACAGCGGCATACCATCAGCTACGACCGGACAACAGGCGCGGTTGATTATACGCTGCGGCCGAGTCGATCGTTTGCCGACGCTATCCTGCATGAGTGGGTGGTTGTCGGTAAGCAGGACGTGGCCAGTATTGATGTCGCCGCTTTGTATGCCATTGCCGATTCGCTGCAGGATGCTCAGTTTGGGTATTTCGATTACACCTTTTCGGATGAGAAACAGCCGTTGGGTGAGCGCATAGCGACGATCGCCAATGTGGCCCGCGTCGACGGCAACAATATCGGCGATGTGCTGACGTTCTGGCGCGATGAGAAAGTGACAAACCCGGATGCGGTTTTTGCGCGCTCAAACATGTTCTGGGACGAGTACAAAATCGCCTGGCAAATGTCTCTCCCTGGTGGTTACGATGGAGTGGCTCTGGACTACGTCGACCCGCTGACGAACAAGAAGGCTTACATCTACCTGCAGATCGACAGCAGCGGAATCACTGAGGTTGAGGACGCGACTGTTAACGCGATGCAGATCAGCCTGGACGGCTGCCGCAACTCCACTCAGGCTAATGATCGGGCGTGGCTCGAAGCGAGAAAGCTCCTTTACTCGCGCCTGACCATGACGGTGAAAGTGCTGGAAGAAACCCAGGTGGTGCGCGGTACGGTTGTTCAGTGTCCTGATATGTACGACAACGCGCAGCAGACCGGCTACATCACCGGGCGCGCCGGTGATGTGTTTTCAACCTCAGAGCGTATCGACTTTTCTTTCGGCGATATGTGGGTGGTCATGACCGACAACCTCGGAAATCACCGCGGGCGCTGGCGAGCTTATCCGGTAAGCGGCAAGGCCAAGGCATTCCAGGCCTCAGCCGAAGTTTTCGACCTCAACATTTACGATCGAGTAAATGTGCAAAACCCCAGCCGGTATTTCATTGCTACCGACTCGGAACTGAACTCCACAATCTGGCGCGTTGATAGCGCCAAACCCAACGGTGACGATACTCAAACGCTCTCACTTACTGAGTATTCAGACTCGATTTATCCGTAACACTCACGGCTGATAACTAACCTTCGCGCATTGCATCAGATTAATTTCTGATGCTCACGTTCGCAATCTTTAGGGTGATATGCACAATGGCACAAGTACCATTACCGACACCAACTAATAATGAGGTACCGAGCACGGATATTCGTGACGCGGTATTCGCAGGCGCTATGCTGGATAAGGTTATAACCGGCACTGACCTGAAATATACAGACCGACTCGGCGGTGAGCACTACACTGTCGATGGCATGAAGGCGGAAGGTGATAGGGTAGTGGAGGAAACACGCCGGAACCTTATCCCATTAGGCCGTCAGTACATGACGCTTGAAGCTGCGCAGGCTGATATCGCTAATATCCCTGATGGATCAACTGCGTATTACCGCAGCCCTGATGATAGTGCGCTTGCTATTGAAGTCATTAACAACTCAGGGACGCTGACACCTACCGGCAGAAAGATGCCATCGCAGGCCGCAGTAGATTATGTAACACAGAGAGTAAAGAATCAGATCCTTTCAGTTGGTTTTTTTAACGGTCAGTCAGTTACTTCTGCAGCAGCTGATATTGATGGTAATTGTATATTCCTGACCGTAGATAGCGGTGATATATATGTTGCCACTAAAGAAGGAATGGTATCAGTTTCTGAAACTGCATTTTCAGCGCAAAAAACACTCTCATATGGTTTCCATAATGGTAGTGCTGTAATAGAAATGAACACTGATAAATCTGGAGTGGTATTGTCATTAACCACTACAACGGGCTCATCTATTAATGATGGTACAAATCTTGTGGATGTTATTCCTGATATAGATGTGGGAAGCCAGCAGACAACACTTTCTTATGGTTTTGTGTTGGAACAACCAGTTGTGAAAATGACTGTAGATATTAGCACGGGCGAGGTTATAGAGTTTACAGGTCAGGATGGTAATATATTTTCGTTTGTTAATGGTGAGCTCAGGCAATTAACTGATATAACTGCATCTGATGGGCAGGATACTCATTCGTATATTTATTCCGGTGTGCAAAAAACATATCAAGGGCGTGATATGTCATTTTATACGCCAGATCCTTCAATTATCTATATCTTTCTGGATATGGGACAATCAAATTCATGGGGGCAAAACTCAGGTGGAGTGGCTACAATCGCCGGAACGCCCGTCTACCCAGATAATGCGTTGATGCTGAATGGTGGGGTAAGGGCAACATTAACCCCTCCGACATCCCTCATTCCTCTAGTTGAGACCAACTCAGGTATAGCATCAGAAACATCAGGATCTTCGTGGGTGAACCATACCATCAGGGATGTTGAGGCTTTAACAGGAGCAAGGCCAACGATTCTTATGCTTAATGCCAGCCTTGGCGGCGCGCGTTATTATCAACTGACACGTGGGCAGACGACTTATAAGCAACTGCAGACAGCACTGAAAGGCGCCGCTGAGCTCATCAGGGCGAGAGGTAAAATACCGGTGCTTGCTGCAATGAGATGGATGCAAGGTGAGTCTGAGGTTAACTTTTCTCCGAGCGTAATCGGCTCTGTTCAGGCGCAAATACGCCAACTGCATCGCTACGTTTCTGAAGATGCAAGCGCGATATTTGGTGAGGAGCAAAGTCCTTTGCTGTTTGTTAATCAGATAAGTGCATCAGGAACATACGCCGAGGGACTGTGGCGTCAGCCGGTAAAACAGGCTCAATTACTGCGTGAGGGTCCGATTATCCCTGTGGGCCCGGTTTATCAATACCCAATGGCTGACAACGTACACATGAACTCATGGGGGCGAAATTATCTTGGACAGTGCCTGGCTATGGCAACTGTTACAGAAATTTTCGGTTCATCGTATACACCAATGCTGCCACGTGATTATGCGTGGATAGACGATGTAACACTGCGAGTATTTATCGATCTGGAGTTTGGTCCACTGGTTCTCGACACCACTGGTCCGGTATCAACCACTGACCTTGATAATTATGGTTTTAACTTTGATGACTATTCGTCATCTCCTCCCGTTATAACTTCTGTGACTGTCGGTGACCGAAGTGTTGATATAACCCTCGATAAAGCAGCTCGTCGCTCATGGCGCCTTGCCTATGCAATGAAGCCAAACAGCACCAACGCGGGTCCAATAACGGGGGCTCGCGGTTGCCTGCGTGATAGTTCTGGTAGCCAAAATATTTATGATACAGCGGTTACAACTTATAACTGGCTGCCTTCTTTTATTATTAATTCTAAATAGGTGACGAAATGCTATTAACTAAAACCAACTCTAAATCTGCATTCTCTGGTTCGAACATCCCGGTATTTAAAGTAACGCAAGCAGAAGAGGCGCTTTTTGATTTGGGGGTTACATCGTGGATTGAAACTGGAGACAGATACATTCGCACCGATTCTACTGGAAAGGTTACCGGCTTGATTGACCGTGCTAATAGCGATGTGCTTGTCCCGGTTTCCGCCTCTCCGGCCGTTATAAATGCTGGCATCAAGGCCTTGCGTTTTTCCTCTTCACCCCTGATCGGAAATGTTGATGTTTTCAGCGCAGATAATATTCAGACAGTTATTAATGTATGCCGGTCTCCTCTCGGTAATACGCGTACGATAGTTGGGAGTCAGGCAACATCAAATCCACTATTGGTGTATGTTGACACTCCAGATACCGCAGGTATTCGTTACATTCAGAACCTCTCTCAAACTGTGATTAACTCCACAGCTCCAGTTAAAGGTATTGGATGGTTCTCAAGCATTTGTTCATATAATCTTGCGGGTGCGTCGGCGGATATTTTTGTTAATGGTACTAAAGTAACGACTGCGGGGCCGGTGGTAGGTACGATATCAACTTCGGCCGGGGCGAGAAAGATTGCCGTAGGAGGGTCTGGCGTAAATGGTGCCTCGCTAATGGGTAGTCACGATTTCGCACTATCTATAGTTCTGCCCGGAATTGCTGCGCATCAGGATGCCGGAGCAATGGCTAAAATTAACGCCCTCCTTGCAGAGTTCATGGCAAAGCTCACTGCGTGACCTCACCCTTTCAAGATTTTGCACCAACGCAGAAAATTGATAGGCGAAACCTCTCTTGATCTTCTCTCTCAATAAAACTACTGTACGTATAAACAGTATTTATGGGAGGGAGGATCATGCTTCGACAGACAGACATAAGCAACGCCTTTCGGGAGTCAATCCTTCGAAACTCGAAAGGCTACCAGTACCTTTACACCGGGGATTTTGTTTCCTCTCTCGTAGGCCATGGCATCCACTTTTCCTACTCTGAGGCCAATCGGTGGATAGAGCGTTATCAGTCGTGCTTCGCTGACAAAACACCGGACCATACCGAGAATAGATTATGGATTCTCCGCAACATGGGGAGGGTGATGTAATGGGTCCATTTCCATCACCGGCAGCTGATTACATCGAGTCTGCGTTGACGGTAACCGCTGCATGTGACATCGGCGCTAACTCGCAGGTTATCCAGACTGACCGGGGCTATGTCGTTCTCGATTTGTCGCTGAAAGTGGCGCAAGGAAGCGTCCTGCTTATCCGCCTGGCTGGCGAACTGCAGTTTGCAAAATTGATGGGTAGCTCTTTTATCACAGTCGAAGGAGAGAGCATCGAAGGTGAGGCGCTGGAAGACGTGGAAGTACTCGGAGTCGCAACGCACGCGATAAATGATTTGAGACAGGATACCAGTCCTGTTTGA